TGCAGTCTATTCTTTTAAGTGGTTTGCGAGCACCAGACCAGTATACTCAGAATGTCAAGAAATGTACTCGTTGGCTTCGATCTAAGTGTCAAATAGATGCTGATCCAACCAAGCAAAGTTACATGAAAACAATTGATATGGGTAGTACGTTGATAGATAAAGCATTGGACGAATTAGAGTACTGCCCGGTGCATTATGTTCATCATCTTGCTGATAGCTTTGCGGTATTGGCCTACCATCATCCCGATTCATCTGTTCGGGCAATGGCATTCTATTTACATTCTCAAGTTGCCATTGAGCTTTTCCATTTTCATCCGGAAACTGAAGAAGAATTTTTAATCAGACATAGAGACAAGATATAATTAGAAAGCGAGTAGTTTTACATGAGTAAAGAAAAAACAAAAGCAGTGCCCAATACCAAGTTAGTTGGGAAAGAGTATTCGCCTTTAATTATGCGAAGGTACAGTCTTCCTATACTCACATTTGTCGCATTAATTACGGATGATAATTTGGATGATTTAGATGATGTGGTAAATGGGTATTTTAATAGTAAGGAGTTGCCAAATTCCATTCAGGGAATGAGAGATGTGGCGGGAATACTGTCAGAAGTTCTTATTACACATTACCCGAAAACGGAAGGAGTTGCCGTCATTATGCAGGCAGATAAGTGCACTATTTCGAGTTTGGCCGGGGATTTCATGAATGCTACACCCAATCGTATAGAACTGTACGCGTTACTGAACTTTGCTACTAATGTGTAGTTGGGAAGGAATAGGGTACACAATATGAATATTATTATTGCTCCCCATCCGGATGATTGTTTGATCGGCTGTTACTCCTTAATCAAAAAAGGTTTGATTGATTGGGTGGTATATCTTGATGCAACTCCAGAACGTTACGAATTGGCCAAGAAGGCAGGTTATGAGTTAGGATTTTCTGTAGATCAATTGGAGTTTGAGGGGTTATACAAATATTTGGAGTTGGCTAGAGCTCAGAGGTTTACCTGTTTGGTACCTGATGTAACTGACCATCATCCTCTGCACAAGGCGGTTAATAGTATTGCACGATTAAGTGGATGTGGGTTGGGATACTATTCCGTGAGTATGGAAGCAAGTTTTATCAGAGAGTTGAGTGAGAAGGATAAGGAAGAAAAGAGAGCTGCACTTAACAAGTTTTACCCGGACCAAAAATCCTTGTGGGAAAGTGATTGGAAATATTTCTTGTTTGAAGGTATAGTTTTGGATTTTGTATAGATTGGAGAATATAATGGCTTCTAGAATTTGTTGGGTGGTTAAAACCGGAAATGTATTTCGAACGGTTAATCTTGGGTATACTAAGAATATGTGTAGAGCATTTTATACAATAGTCCGCACGAGATGAATTTGTATGGAAAAGAGAAAGTTGTTCGTGTGAGGATAACGGCTCAGGAATTACACCAAGAATTACGGACAGATGTTTCACTGAGGATGATTAATATGATTACAGTACTACCTCAATTACCTTGTGAAAATAGATACACGGCTGATTGGATCCAAGTGTGGAGGCGTGAGTTGAGAAAGTTGGATGTATCTTTTCAAATGGTAGATCCTCATAATCCCTACTTTCCTCTTGCCAAGGTAACTAAATATTTCACTGATCCTTATAAGGCTTTGGAGTATGAATGTGCACAAATACAGGCGTTAACTGTAATTAAACCGGATAAGATACTCTGTTTAGATGTTGAGTTTCCAGGATTGATGACACCCGCGATCCAGCTTTTGAGACTGACGAATCCAAAGTTGAAAGCCTGCGGATACCTACACGCGGGTTGCTGGTGTGACGGGGATGTTTGGAGTAGGACAAAGGGTAGGCCATGGATAGATAGGATGATATTTGACACCTATGATAAGGTTTTTGTGGCTACGTACTATCATACGAAAAAGATTGAGGATTACTTTGGAAGGAAATTCAATAATTTGGTAGTGGTTGGTTTTCCTTTCTATCAAGAGGATGTTGTAGCCTATGCCAAACCCATACCCTTTGAGGAGAAAAAAGGAATACTTATTAGTGGGAGATTGGAACAAAGTAACTCTCGTCTTATAGATACAATAAAGCAGAAGTTTACTGACGTTTCTGTTCTTCAGGCCAGTAGTAGAAAAGAGTATTACAAACTTTTAAATAAAGCGAAAGTAATTCTTTCGTTGAAAACTGAAGAAACGTTCGGAATTGGGCAGTTAGAAGCTTATGTTTTGCATAGTATTCCTTTGTGTCCTAACCAGTTTGCTTATCCAGAAGTGGTAGGTGATGAACGGTTGCTGTATTCGAGTGAGGATGATCTTGTGGATAAACTGACTCGTTTGATGGAATTAAAATTCAATCCTTTCTACATTGATATAAAGCAGTATGAGTCTACGATTAAAAGATGTGTGGAGTATATGGGAGAGTTAGATGAAAGTTAGAGAGAAAGAGCATTCTGAATATGGAATGTGTTCAAGTCGTTTTAATATGTGTGGATTAGGTGAAGTCATTTGCTTCTGGACAGATAATGGAGGCGAGGGCGGGTCTGACAGCATGTATATCAAAGAACTTGACGTGTTTATTGAAGCTGAAGATGCAGAATCTGGTCAATCTATAGGGTGGAAAGATATGCGGCAAGTATTTAAGGATAGGGATATCATAACTGATAACTATAATTCATACTTCTTCGAGCCGGATAACGTTGAGGATAGAGCCAGAGGTTACACTGAATAGAAAGCAAAGAACCACATGATGATGTGTACACTCAGGGAACACCATTCCTGTCCTGAGCTTTGCTTTTATTTAAGATGGAGTAAATTGAAATGACTGATCCAGATAGAATTAAGGAAATTTTATAAGAGCAGCAGACTCTGCGTGAGGAGATATCAACCATTCTCGATAGATATCTTGGAGAGGATGTAGGTCAATATCATTCATTAGGTAGTTGGACTTGTCAAAAGTCTCCAGTTGGTTGTTGTGTATTTAATAAACTAGATCGGGCCAAGGATAACTGCATTTATTGTGGAGCTCCAGAAGAACGAAAATAGGGGAGTAGTATGTCTTTCAATAGAATATATTTAGCCAGATTCCTTACTGCATCCAAGCGACAGCATACAGATGAACTTATAGAAATGGGTCGTCAGGGTAAGATTCTTGCTTTGGAATCATTTTTTGCTCATACTGAAGTAACCCAGATATTAGAGGAGCTTCCAGAGGTGAAGATTTTCTTGGATTCGGGGTCGTTTACTTTGGAGAATGTACAAGTTAAGGATACTCAAAAATATTTGGATGACTACATTGATTACATTCTGAAATGGAATCACAGGTTATATGCCTATGCAAATCTTGATGCTATTGGAGATGTCGAAGCAGGTTGGGTGAATCAAAAGTACATGGAGAGTAGGGGGGTTCGTCCTGTTCCAGTGTACCATTATGGTGAGGATTTTAAGTGGGCAGAGAGGTATGTTAACGAATATGAGTACATTGGTGTTGGTGGTATTGCTCGTGGAATACCCGTAAGAAGTCTCAGGAATTTGTTTGATAGAGTTTTTGATTATATTGAGCAGAAAAATTTGGGTACCAGGGTTCATGGTTTCGGAGTTACTGGATTCCAATTCATGGTAAGGTATCCATTCTATAGTGTTGATTCAACTACTTGGTTGAAGCAGGCTGGCTTTGGAAGGATTATGGTTCCTAAGTTTGATGTAAGAACAAAGAAGTACAACTTTATGTGTACACCATATGTGGTATCTGCATCTGATGTTTCCCTAGCTAAGACGGATACTGTGCATTCACACTACAGTATTACTTATCCTGCTGTGATAGTTGAAAGGATAGAAGAATATTTTAGGACGATAGGTGTTGATTCTGAAAAACTTAAGACAGAACAGGCTGAAAGATTGAAGGCGAATACTTTGTTTTATGCCCGACTACAGGATGAAGAATTGATGCACATACCACCAAAATTAAATAAGAATATTCAGCCCCCAGTATTTTAATAAATTTGATTGAGGAGTTATTGATGAAAATTAATAGAAGTACATTTGTGGCGATTCTTGAAAAGATGGCGCCAATGCTTGGAAGTAATCCCCTTATGCCTGAGCTTCAGTATTTTCAAATTGAGGGGAATCATATCCAGGCTACTAATGGAATTATTTTGGCGGATTTAATTTGTTCAATTGATACTGGTTTATGCTGTTCAATATCTAAAGAAGTTCTTGATCTTTTAATCTCTCTTAGTGCAGAAGAAGTTGATTTGCAAGTTAAAGAGAATGAACTTAAGATAAAGACTAATAAGATTGTGGGAAAGTTTTTTGTGATAACTCCGCCTACGTTTCAATCCACACCCTTTGCAGATAATGAAGAGCGGGTGAGTATAGATCCACTTCTGTTGTCTGATGTGGTGGAGGCACTTGGTTTTTGCCGCTTTGGAGTTTCCAAGGATATTGTGGCAGGACCATACTGTGGTGTTCAGCTTAACAAGGATACAATTTTTAGTACAGATAGATACCGAGTTACAAAATGGGAGTTAAAAGAGGATTCAGGTATTACCTGTACAATACCAGTTAAGTTTATTGACTTGTTAAAGAGGTATCAACGTGATATTGTTTCTTTATCCGCAGTTGGTGATAATATTCTTATGGCTATCCTGGAGGATGGTATGTGCATTACTACCTGCCTAATTCCAGGAAAATACCCGGAACTTTTACAATATTTTTCTAGTTCCAATACGTATGAACAGATCGAGTTTGGTGATAAATTAACTTCAATTATTGAACGGCACTCAACTTTACTTGGAGATATAAATCCGCTTGATCGGATAATGTTAATTGAAATTGAAGGAGGAGTTTGTACTCTTACTTCTAAGGTGCCGGAGAAAGCTAATCTTGTTGAGCAGATAGATGTTAAGGTAAGGGAGGATTTGAAGTTAGCCTTTTCAGTCAATCCCACTTTTTTGAGAGAGATAGCAAGTAAGTGTTCAAGTTTCAAGTTTTATGCTGATGGTTTGATTTTGTTTGAAGCAGAAAAGTTACAGTATCTAATGCGGACAGGAGGTGCAGATTAAATGGATGGAATTAACTTTTTATACGTGCAGGGTGTTTCTCATCAGGTATTGTCTGAACCTTTAACTGAGGAAGAGGATAAGAAATTCATTAGTGCTGGTGGGGCCATCTTTAAGATTAAAGGTGAGGTTCTCGGTAGAAAAGCCATTTCAATGACTACTGATTGGTACCTTAAAGGTTCCAAAGAGGATAAGCATCGAGTAACCTCATTATATTACTAGAAAGGTGTTGTAGATGAAAAGTCTAAATCTAATCTTGAGAAGTATAGGACTCGGTGGAACCGATGGCTTGGCCAGATGACTCGTTGTGATAGAGATTCTTGGGTTGACTTACTTGATTGTAATCAGTCTTGTTGGGTCAATAAAGTTCTTGATAGAATCGAATCTGGACATCAGTTAAGGTTACGCACAGGTTCTAATAGGTCAGATGTATATTATCTTTATGAAGAGGCCATTGCCGAGGCAACGATGGAAGAGCTCAATCAATTAGACGATATTTGTTGTCAAGAAGCATTACGAGGTAGGTAAAAGATGTCAAAACAACCTGCATTTTTTATGGACAGTTGGGAGTTATTTCAACAGGAGCACCCTGAGAGGTTCACGCGAAAACGCGGGGGCTCCGGTGTTAAGAAAGCTGCTCGTCCAGCAAAAATTTATGACTGCAGTACCTGTGGTCTCTGTGATAAGTGTAGACATCCCAAATTGAAAAGATTTGGAGAAGGAAGAAAGCGAATCTTGATTGTTGGTCAAAGCCCCTCAGGTGTGGATGACAGAGCAGGTCGAAATTTTTCAGGGGGTGCAGGTAGGCTCCTCACTAAATTCTGTGGCTACTCGGGTATTGATTTGGATGTGGATTGCACGAGAACCAATGTTGTTCGGTGTTTTCCTGGAAGAGATTCTCGGGGACGGGATAAGGCTCCAACGAAGGATCAAATTAACTGTTGTCTTACAAATCTTGAAAAAGATATACAAGAAGTACAGCCGGAATTGATTATTTGTCTTGGAACAATTGCGATCCAAGCTGTTTTGAAATCCAAGGCTTTTAGCAAATTACCAGATGAAGGTCTGCTACATGGTAAGATTTTTCCGTACCACGAACGAAATTGCTGGGTTGGCTGTGCACATCGACCTGCTTTCTTTTTGGAGAGAAAGGGTAGGGCTGATGTTCCCGATGATGAGGTGATTCTTGCATATGATTTGGCTAATGTAATAAGTTATCTTGGTGAGCCTCTTCCTCAACCATTGACTGCAGAAGGTAATAGGTGCTTAACTAATGTTGATGATGCAATTGCTGCTATAGAGGGGTATTGTGATCATGATAAGCCTGTATCCTTTGATTATGAAGCTAATATGCTTGATTCTTTTCAACGGGATGCCCAGGTGGCTTCTATATCGTTTACTGATAGCATCGAGTATGCGGATTTCATTCCTCTTGGTTTTGAGGGCATTTTTAGTTCAGGAGAACAGGTTAGGATATCTGCTGCGTGGAAACATTTTTTGAAAAGTAGTACACCTAAGATCTGTCAGAATTATTATATGGAGGAATTGTGGGGGCGCAACAAGTTTGGACAGTCAATGACGAACTTTATACATGATACCATGGTAACTGCTCATGTGATTAATTGTAGTGCCAGGACAACCGGATTGGCCTACCAGGTTTTTGAAATGACGGGGCATGTGTACAAGAAGATGGTTGACGTCACTAAGATATTTGACCAACCCCTTGAAAAGGTGTGTGATTATAACTGTTGGGATTCCCGGTATACTTTAATGGCTTACTATAAGCAAGAAGCCATGTTGGATGGGAATTTAAAGAAGTTTAATGATTTTTTCATCCAATGCCTCCGCACATTGGCTAATTATAAATATAATGGTATTCAAATAGATGAAACTGCTTTGAAAGCTGTTGAAGATGATTTTACGACTGAGATAGAGGATTGTGTGAAGGCCATTAAGGGTACTCCAGCTGTTATTAAATATAATGAGAGTATCAAAAATGATCCTAAAGGAGTAGCATTTGATATAGGTAAACCCGCACACATTGGTAAGGTGCTCTATGAGATTTGTGGTGTTCCCCTTACATCAAAGCGTATGACTGCGGGTAAGAAACCCTGTACTGATAAGAATGTGTTCGCAGAAATACTTAGTACGACAGATGATCTCCAGGTTAAGAAGATTTTAACAAATGTCACCACTTACCGTAGTGGCTTAAAAGTTTTGGAAAGAGCTGCGGAGTACCGTCGACTTGTTGATCCCAGTTGGAAAGCTCACCCATCTTACAGTCTTAATATAACAAGGTCTTATCGGTCTGCTTGTGACGGTCCGAACATTCAGAATGTTTTTAAGCATAATTTACGGCAGAAAACGTTTAGAAGGTGTATTGTTCCAAGGCCGGGACACATATTTCTTGAACCGGATTTTTCTGGTGCAGAGATTTGTGTTGCTGCGATGATTTCAAAAGATCCCATACTCACAAAACAGATTCAAGATGGTTATAATGTACATTGGATGTGGGCGAGTAGAGCTTATGGCCGGGAGGGGGAGGTTTACACTGAATCAGTAGAGCAAAAGGCAATAAGAAATAAATCAAAGAATGGATTCTTTTTCCCCAGTATTTATGGAGCAATACCCGCCTCCATAGCCCGCTCAATGGGTCTTGATCCGGAGTATATAGCTTCGGTACAGGCCAGATTTTGGGATGAATATTCTTATATTAAAGAATGGCAACTCAAAACTATTCATGATTATCAGAAAAATGGTTATGTTGAATTGGTCACAGGAGCAAGACGTCCAGGACCACTTAATATAAATAAGTTGTATAATACTCCAATACAAGGGCCAGCGTACCATTTGTTACAAGCTGGTGGTAATAGAATTGATGCAGAATTAGTCCGTCGGGAGTTTAGAACTTTGTCAGTTGCAGAAATTCATGATGCTATTATTTTGGATACTCATCTTGATGAGATGGAAGATGTCATTGAGTTGGGTGAAAAAATTCTGTGCTCAAAAATGTTTGATTGGCAGGGAGATGTTCCGATGAGTGTTTCTTGGGAGTACGGAGCTAAGAATTGGTATGAAATGTCAGGCATGTAATAATTACAGTGGTATAGCAGAGTTGATGGTATAATTATTTTATAGGAGGTAATTATGTCGCTCTATCAGGAAATCAGGCCCACAACTTTCGAGGATATAGTAGGTAATTCAGCCGTTGTTGGGGCTTTAGTGGCTATGTTAAAACAGTCTAAGGAACATCGGCCACATGCTATTCTTTTGAAAGGGCCAACGGGTTGTGGCAAGACAACCATTGGACGTATTTTGTCCAGGGAATTCGGAGCTTTATCTGATTCTATATTTGAATTAAATGCAGCTAATACAAATGGAATTGGTACGGTTAGAGGTATTGCTGAAAACGCTCCTTTGATAGGTTTTGGAGGTGGGGCTAAAGTTTATATATTTGACGAATGCCATGAATTCTCAGGCAAAGCACAAGAATGTTTATTGAAAGTGATAGAGGATAATCCTCCTCATTGTTACTTCATTTTTTGTACAACGGATGCGGAAAGTCTCATACCAACTCTTCGTAATAGGTGTGCCGAGTATACAGTTAGCTTGTTACAGAAAGAGGAGATAAGGGAAGTTCTTACACGGGCCTGCATAAAGAAAAGATGGATAATTACATTGGGTATTATAGAAGCTTTAGTGCAAACTAATGATGGATCTCCGAGGGCTGCTTTAGTTGCACTTGAAAAAGTTGCTGAGATGACTAACTTGGATGATGTTGTTGAACTTATAGTAAATGGCACAGAGCAGGAGAAAACTATTTTTGACTTGTTTAATCTTATATCGATGGGTCCTGCTGCTCGAAGAAAGAAATGGAAAACGATTATTACAACTTTTGATGCTATTAATGAAGATTCTGAGAGAATTAGGTTTTCCCTCATGACGTTTTTGTATAATAAGTTAAAGAAGTATGATAACGTGGAGGACGCGTTAGACGTTACACACCTGTTGAAGATTTTTTCTAATAGTACTTTTTATGGTAAGAAAAGTTTGATGGGTGCTCTTATTGCAAGAGCCTGTTTTGAAACCTGGAAGGAGTGATGAGATGAATTGGAAATGGCCTAATAGTAAAGAGCATCCGGAATGTAATCCCTGGTACACCATTATACGAAGAATTATCTTTTTCCCTGGAGTAGTTATTTGTTTGATACTTTTTGTTGTCATGGTATTACTCTTTGCCGGATGGAAAGAAGCAGGTATGGTACTTAAAAGAGATTGGTAAAGTGTTTGAAAAGATATTAAGAGTTAAAAGATAAACAATACTAATATTTTGATTTGGAGACAAAACTGATGGACGAAGCAAGAATGAAAGCCCTCAACGCAGGAGCTAATATGAGTACAGGTGGATCTAATTTTGATTTCGTGGATACGAGCAAATTGGAGCGATTGGGTATTACTAAGTACAATACCAAAAAGCCGAAGGGCAATAATTTTATTCGGATAGTGGCTCCGAGTACTACAGGACCTTTTGCCATGGAGATACACATACATACTCAAATAGGTTCTGGTAAGTCGACCTTTTTGTGTATGAAAGAGATGTTTAATATGGATTGTCCTATCTGCAATCATGCACAGGAATTACGTCGGCAGAATATAAGTTCAGACGTTATAAACGATCTTAAGACAAGTCGTCGTTTCCTTCTTTATGTAGTGGATACAACTGATGTTGCTTCTGAGGATGAAGGTACTCATTGGTTTGATTGTCCGCCTTCAATTTACAAAGCAGTGTGCACTCTGTCTCAGGATAGGAGAACAGGTGAAAAGGTAGATCCTACTGATCCAGTTGACGGCAGGGATATTGAGTTTACTCGTAAAGACGGTAAGAGAACGGAATATGTTGGATTTGTACTCACGAAAACCGAGCCAATTCCAAAATCTTGGTATGAGGATCTTCCTCCTTTTGAGGATATTCTTTTAAAGCCAGATCCGGATGAAATGGCTTTAGCTGTTAGTGGTGTGAAAGCCACTCCTACTACTTCTGAATCAGCTGGGAAGTCGAGTACGGAAGGTTCACGTTCACGCCGAGAATCCAGGGAACCTGAAAAGGAAACTGCCCAGGAACCCCTTGAAAAGGAAACTACTCGAGCATCTCGTAGAGAACGAGTTAGTGCCAGTGACACTCAGTTTGAATCTACTAAAGAGGTTGTTGAAGATTCGGAACAAGCTGCTGTTATCAAGGCAAAGATAGCAGATGTTCAAAGTCGCAGGAGAAGGACGGAGTAAAAACATGACTGATGAAGATAGAGAAATACTTTCAGAGTTTAGATCAAGGTTACCCTTGGATCGACTTGAGTTGGAGACAGAGTGCTGTCAGCAGGCCATTGTTTATGACGACATCGGAAGTTGGGTTGCCGATGTCAAGGCCCAGGCCAAGATTGCTAAGGAGCATATTAGTTTTGTTGAGTCAGAGCTGCTCCTGGCCATTAGAAAAGATCCTAAAGAGTATGGTTTACCGGAGAAGTCTACCGTGGATGCCGTCAGGTCCACGGTTAACATTCATGAGAGGTATCGAAAAGCTTTTCTGGATTATGTAGAGGCGGACAGATTAGCTTCTGAAGCCTCTATTCTTTTGGATTCTGCTCAGCAGAGGCAATCTGGATTACGCGATCTTGTTCGATTGTACGTCAATAATTACTATTCACAGGAACAGAGTGGGCTTGATACAAGTGGCTGGGAACAAGGTGAAAAAGCAATTATGGATACAAGAAGGAAAAGAGCTGAGACTTCAACTGACCTAGGAGAGGATAATAGAGAGGAATAGTATGAAAGCAGAGTATTGGAATTTCCAGGGGTATCTTCCGGACGATGAGGATATAACCGCTCGATTACACGCTATGGAGGCTTATTTTTCTTTACCTTCAATTATTGGTAGGAGTACTGCGGAAGAAATAGTTGATGCTTTTTTGTGCTGGATTTAATAGGGGTACATCCTGGGGTTTGGCTAAACAAAAAGGTATCCAATATGCTAAAGTTAAAGATAACTTTGGTGATAATGATAAGGGTAAAGAAAAATTTATTGATAAGGTAGGAGAGGTACTGCAGGTAGAATCTGACTATCATTGCTTTAGTCAAGTTCAACTAAAGTTTGATGATGACAGTATTGAATGGTTTTCAAATACTGCACCCGAAGAAGTGATTGGAAAGGAAGAATAGATCATGGCACAAGAATCCGATATTGAAAAAACTTCTAAAGCTGCAAGCAAAGTTATAGGTATTCCAGACGTCACTGATTTTTTGCAGACGGGATGCACTGTTTTGGATTTTGCTATTGCAAATAGATTTCCTGGTGGCATTCCCATTGGTAGAATCGTTCAGATTTTTGGAGGATCAAGTACCTGTAAGTCTGTAATAGCTTCGTCTATTCTGGGGTTTGCTCAGAGGGCGAAGATGGGTGCATATTATGGTGATATTGAGCACACCCTGGATCCTAGATTTGCCAGCTATTATGGTTTGGATTTTAAGAAGCTAACCAATGTAAAAGACTTTGATACCGATGATGCTTTTCCGGCAACCATTGAAGAGTTTTTTGATGTCTGGCTTTCCAAGATTATCTTTAAAGATACAAAGTGCACTATTCTGGATAAGAAGCCTAAGATAGTTGTTACGGATACCATTACTGCTCTTCCCGCTAAGATTGAAGCTGATAAGAAAATGGACGATCAAGGTTATGGCGCCTACCGTGCAAAGCAGATGTCACTGGGATACCGAAAGTATTTGAAGGCCCTTTCGTACAGCAACACAACTTTGGTGGTTATTGATCAAACAAGAGATAATTTTGGTTCTGCATTTGGTGGTGAGACTGTTCCTGGTGGAAAAGCTCAAATGTTTTATCCATCAGTTCGTATACATTTGAAGCACGGTCCTGCTGTAACGAATACCCAAGAAAAGGTAATCGGTGTTTGGACGAGCTTTAAGGCCGTAAAAAATAAGGTGGGTCCTCCTTTTAGAGACGGGCAGTTTAAAATTTTATTCGACTACGGCATGGATGACATCTCCTCCAATTTGTATTTTCTAAGTGAGGTACAAAATGGTAAGGCTGCGGCTAAGAATAAAACTCAGCATATTAAGCTTTGGGGTGAAGATAAACAAATGAAATCCTGGGTCACTAAGATTGAAGGCGAAAATTTGGAGGAGAAATTACGAGAAGAGATATGGAAAGTTTGGCAGGAAGTTTATAGACCTTCAGATAGGAAGCCCAGAACCTTTAGTTAGTAGGAGTTATTTCCATGCCATCAAAACAAGAGATAGAATATGGAACAATAGCCCATCTCATTTCAATACTTGGTCTAATGTGTGCTGCAAGTCCTGAGAAGATAACAGATCTTTTGACGGAATATTTGTTTGATGAAGAAGGGGGAGCATGGTCAATTTTTACACTCTGACGGCAATACGTATGATGCGTGCCCAGAGTGGTGGCCTACTAAAAAAGATGCTCAAGCCATACTGGATAAGTTCTACCCAAAACCAGAGCATGTTTGGGAGCATGGGGATGTGTTTGAGAACCCCGTAGGAATGTGGATATACTTAGTACTGGCAGGCGGCCCTATTGTCTCTTGGCTTGAAATGTCCAATATGGGTGGCACACCTTACATTCAACTTGATGGTGCCAAATTTCTATTCAATATTAGAGAGAAAATTTAATATTTCTCTTGACTTATGCCGAAAGCATGGTATAATGTAATACAGTGGCAAAAGAGTTTAAAGGAGCAAAGCAATGAAAACTGAAAGAGTAGAAGAAGAAATTCAATATGTTGCCAAATCGGGTAGTAAATACAGGACATGTTTTTTTGGATATACAGAAAATATATTTAACGCTGGTTTTTGTAATTATCCAATGACTGTTTACGGAAAAGAAAAATGTATTCCAGTAAGAGTAGCAACATTCATAGAAGAATTGGAGTAAGGCATTATGGCAAGAGTAGCTTGTCCAATTTGTAAGAAAGAAATGGACATTTATGGGCAAAGACTTTAGATAACTTTATGGAAAAAATGTCACCACTTGATGAAAGAAACTAAGGAAGGAATATAGTTATGGATCGTTGGGGTATATCAGAGGATTGTGAAGTATGTGGCCCAGGTCAAATTAAACACATTTTAGAGGAAATTGTGGCTTCACATGAAAAAATAAAAATATGTCCTAAATGTAAGAATACCTATCCTGATACTGATGCAATAGAATACTGTGTTTGCGGCCATAAATTTGAACTTACTCAGAATGCTTCGGAAAAGGTGTTGGAAGATTTGTTTGGTTTTGATATCAGAGAGGAGTTGAATAGAAAATGAGAGTGTTTTTATCCGATATACATTTAGGTGACGGCTCTAAGTCAGATGACTTTCACAGAGATGCAGAGTTAATCAAATTCTTAGAGTGGACAGATAAACGAGCACACGAGATTGTTATTGTTGGAGATTTATATGAACTCTGGCAGTCAAAATTGGAGAAGATCTTCTGGGCACACGCTGCTGTTATACGGGCGTTAGATGAGAGAAGGGATAAGGTCTATTTTGTACATGGCAATCATGATGCTCTTCCATTTTCTAAACTCACACCTTCTCAATATAGTAAGGATGGTGTATGGGCGGTGCACGGGCATCAGTTTGATACTTTCAATAATTTTGAGAATCCATTGCTTAGTTTAAAATGGCCGATAGGTAAATATATTACTGTGTTGGTGGCTGGGTTGGAAAGAATTATTCATCCAGATTCTGATGTCTGGCTTAAGAAAATGTACGATAAGTTTGGTGATTTTAAAGTTAAAGCAGCTTTGTTGCAGAATAAGAAATACAATATAACTGATTTAGATCAGCATATTTTTGTGATAGAAAACCTTAGACAACAAAATTTAGCACCTATTACTATTATGGGACATAGCCATAATGCTGAACTTAAGGAGATTGTTGCCATAAATCCTGAGGGTAGATGGCCACATGTATCTTTTAAAAGAATCTATGCAAACACGGGTAGTTGGGTTGATGATGAATACCCAACATTTGTAGCAGTCACAAAAGATGAAGTACAGTTAAGAGATGGACTTACTTATGAAGTGATGGAAAAGGTGAGCATAACATGAGTATGACATTGGATAAGGTATGGGAATACTGCTTAAAGATGTGGAACGACATTTGATTTACCTGGTAGTGTTTTAGAAAATAAAGCAGACTGGATGGCGGAGAATGGTTTTGAGGAGGTGTGGAATGATTGCTTCTTTTGTCAGTTTGCCAAGGATGAATATGACAAGCCTGAAACTTCCGGATTCATGTGTGACTATTGTCCCGCTGTTCAGATTGATCCCAAGTTTGACTGTGTAACATCTGACTACAGTTATTTGACGAATCCAAAGGAGTTTAGGCGAAAGATTTCTCAGTTAAATAAGAAGAGAAGAGGCAAAGCATGAGGATTTACGGACTAGATATATCATTGGATCATGGAGGATTTGTTATTCTTGATGAGGTGGGTAATGTGTTAAACTATGCCTACATCACATCTACCAAAAAGAGTGCTGACATTGATCCTGAACACTCAATTCTTCTTAGTAAGATAGGGAAGGGTGAACCTAAAGAGACTTTTCGGTTAAGGAGAATGGGGGAGTATCAAAAAGGCCTCCATAATTTTCTCCACTTAAGTAATTTACCCCCACAATTTATGGTAGGTCAAGACTACTATTCTGTTGAAGGATACTCCTATGCATCCCAAACTACTTCAATTTGTCAGATAGCTGAACTTACCGGCTACTTAAAACATATGATATTTGAAGGTGGCGGGAAGATTCGAGTACATGACCCCCTTAGTGTAAAGCTTTTTGCTACGAATAAGGGGAATTGTTTGAAGAAGGACGTGGTGGAGAAGGCCCAACTTGTTTTTGATATCCCTGAGGGTTTGATAAAGAAGAAGATGATTAAGAAGAAAAAGCTTCTTGCCTCGATTGAAGAGTTTGATGGACCTGCCACAGACATAGCAGATGCTTATTTTCTGGCTCGGATGGTGTATAGGGAGTTGACACTTAGGAATGGTGACGTTAGGTTGAATCAATTAGGGGAGAATGAAAGAAGGATATTCCTTCGGGTTACAAAAGCGTTTCCGGTGAATTTGTTATCTCGCTCATTTATATGTAAAAAGGGAGAGTAGTGTGCCTCCACCTAAAGATCCAAAGAAGAGAGAAGAGTATGCAGAAAATCTTCGTATAGCTCAAAGAAAACGTTGGAAAGATCCTGAAGAACGTAGAAAGCAGAGTGAGAGACAAAAAGAAATACAAAATCGTCTAGAAGTAAAAGCTAAGAAAAGTGTATCTTTGCAGAAGGTGTGGACGGATCCAGAATACCAGATTAAACAGATTATCGCCCAAAAGCTATGCAAAGGATAGCACAGAATCGGCCTGAAGTGAATGCAAAAAGGAGTGCTTCACTGAAAATTACTGCAAGTCAACCAGAAGTAAAGGCACGATTTAGTGCATCCTCGAAAGAATCTCAGAATAGGCCAGAAGTCAAAAAGAAACATGTTGATAGAATGCTACATTTTTGGGCAGATCCAGCGAACAAGAAACAAAGGTTACACGTTGTAAGTAAGAATTCAAGAAATAAACAAACGGTACCTGAGAAACAGTTATATGAACTTCTTCAAGGATTATTCCCTGACCAATGGAAGTACACAGGTGATGCTGGTGATAAGGATTTTATTATAGCGGGTAAGATTCCGGATTTCATAATGTTGGTGGTCAAAAGAAAATTATTGAGATGTTTGGTGATTATTGGCATGGAGAAAAGTTTACTGGGAGAACAAAAGGAGAAGAGGAACAACAAAGAATAGGTTCATTTGTTCAATATGGTTATCAAACTTTAATTGTTTGGCAACATGAGCTTAAGGAAGTTCATAAGTTAAGGTGTAAATTATTGACCTTTTTTGAGTGTAAAAATGATTGAAAAGATTATTTTAAATAACTTTAAGACTTATAAGGATACTGAATTGGAGTTATCTCCTGGAATAAACGTTTTCACGGGTAACTCTGGTAACGGAAAAACGAATATATTGTTGGGTCTGAATTGGGTTACCACCAATCGTCCATTGGGCAGTAATTATGTACGAAGAGGTCAGGATACTAGTGTTGTAGAGATGGTGGTCAGTGAGGATAAGGATGTATATAAGATAACTCGGAGTCGTGGCACATCTGAGAATAGTTATACCCTGGAGCATAATGGGGATAGGCTGGATCCATTCACAGGATTTGGAAATAGTCCTCCCGAAATGATTTCTGAGGTAATTAATCTATCAGATTTGAATGTTCAAAAGCAGCGAGATCAGCATTTTCTTGTTTATACTCCACCAGGTCAGATTGCTACATATATCAGATCTATAACAAAATTGGATGAAATAGATCGGGTCACCAAGTCATTGGCCAGTAAGATTCGAATAGAGAAAGGTGATGTAGCTTCTAAGCAAAAAGAGCTTGAAGCCACCAATCAGAAGTTAGCTGTCTTAGGCGCCATAAACCTTCTCCTGCTTGAAAGTAAAATTGAAGAGACCAAGGTTCACATTGAAGAAGTTAGGCGGTTAAGGGCGGAGGTAGAGCAGTTAAATGCTATTGTCAATGCCCTAAGAGTCCTCGAAAAGTGTCAGATACACATTCCAGACAATATTGATCAGATATTTGATAATGTGAGGCAATCTTCTGAGGATATTGCTAAGGTAACTACGTGCATAGATGCTCTTAAACCTTTGATAGTTAAGATAAAAAGTATTAAAGCTCATGAAATAGTTCTTCCAAAAAATCTTGAGGTGATAACTGCTGTGGAAGGTACTTTAGAAAGGTATAATTATATTGATACCAAGTTGGAAACAGTTCTTAATCTTCTTGAAGATATCCATAAAATTGAGGTAGGGCTTGTTGAGAGCGATATTCGATTGAAACAGTTAGAACTTGAGGAAATTGAGCTCAAAGAAAAACTTGAGAATTGTCCCATGTGTGGAACAGGGCTTACATCGGAATCAAAGCAAATTTTATTAGGGAAGTAAGAAAGATAATGAAAATATGACCTTGTGTAAAGCGTATCTTCCCGAAGGATATGAGGATAAATATCCATTTAAAACTGGGGAAGAATTTGTATTCATATGGATAATTTTGTTGAATTAGAAAACGGAAAGTAGGGCTATGAGAATAGGAATTATAGGAGATCTTCATTTAACAAATAAATCGCCTGAGCGGCGTATAGATGATTACTGGAAGACTCTATGTAGGAAAGTGTCCCAAAGTTTGGATATATTTGATGGTAGGAAATGTAATATCATTATACAAGTGGGTGATTTTTTTGATGCTCCCACAGTAGCAAATAAAGTCAAGTCAGAAGTTATGCAACTGTTACATTGCTTTGGGAGATTTGGGGATGAGCGGATGCTTTGTGTCTATGGCCAACATGATATCTCAGGCCATTCAAAAGCTACTTTACCTAATAGCCCATTAGTTGAATTGGAATCGGCAAGAGTTGTTAAGATACTGGGTGATAATCCTGTTATAGCAGGACCCCAGCAAGCCAGTGTATTCTTTTACGGAGCGTCATTTGGTGAGCCCGTTCCTGAGGTGCTAGATAAAGATGCTTACAATATTCTTGTAACTCATAGGATGGTGGGGGATAGAGCTTTGTGGCCAGGGCAGGTGTTGCCTGGTCCGAGACAATTTCTTCGGCAGTGTCCAGACTATGCTCTCATTTTGGCAGGAGATTATCACTATAGATTCATTGAAACTTGGCAAGGGCGAATAATTATCAATCCCGGAGCGGTAATTCGAAAGACGATTTCAAGGTTTGATTTGGAACATCAACCAGCAGTTGTTATATTTGATACGGATACAAATGAATCAGAAGTTATTGAACTTGGTATAGAGCCAATTGAGAAGATATTCGATCTTACTAAGAGAGATGTTAGGACGAAGGATAATTCTCTTCTTGTTGAACTTGTGAAACGATTAAAAGAAGGGGATGAGAAGATACTCGGTTGGAAAGGTTTTCTTTTGAAAGTTTTGGAGGAAAAGAAAGCAAGTATGGGGGTTCGTCAGGTTATTGATGAAATTTTGGAGGAGGTTAAAAATGGCTGATATCATTTCTGAGGTTAAGCAAAAAGTAAAGAAGATTGAAGAACTGCGTCGGGAGCAAGCACAGCAGGATGGACAAAAGACACAATTACTCAAGCAATTAAAGGATGTGTCGGGAACGACTTCTGTTGCTGCCGCTGAGAAAAAATCTGAGGAATTAAGTTTGGAGCTTATTATACATGAAAGCACGCTCAAAAAATTGGATGAAGAGATGTCTGCAATTATTTCAGCGGCCACCCCACAAAAAGATTAAGCTATCAGATATAGCGGGTTATGCAATTCTTGTGAAGGATGATTTAATGGGTAAGAAGTACTGGGTCTCCTATCGTGGAGAGGTGTATGATGAGGTATCCTTTACTGAGGAGCAACCACTGGTGTTTCCTCCGAGGGAGTTACCTCCTGGAACTCGAGTTTATTTACTACTACCAAAGGATAAAGATTAAGATGGCAAAGGTAAGTAGATACAGATGTAGCGTGTGTGGAATTGATTTTTCTACCTGGCCGGAACATCGGAAGCATCTACAATCTAGAGCACATAGGGTAGTTGCAAACAAAGGAAATGTTCAACTATTTCTAGAAAAATTTGAGACCAATTTAAAGAAGTTGGATAAGGAGAAATAAGATGAAATGTAATGATGGTGAATACATGCCACTGAACTGGTATGGCACGCCAGATGCTTACTACATTAAAGGCCATGTGAGCCATGAAGAAGGAATTGAAATATTATTTGATGCTGGGGCAATAGATCATGATTACGAAGTAGGACGAGCAAGTCATATTTATGGCAGATGGTCAATGCAGCCAGGTGAAGATGGTAATCAACATTTTTTAAGAGAATACTCAGAATCTGGTCGTGGACGTTTCAAGATAACTATGTTTGTCGTAGGACCTTTGTAAAGAAAGTTAAATAATGAATCTGACAAAATACACTGATTTCTTAAGCGAGAAGAAGGCTACTCAGAAACTTCTTAAGAGTAAGGTTGAAGATCTGGGAATTGAGATTGTATCTCATCAGAATTGTCTTGCAGACCTTGAAAAAGCTCTTGAGGTGATGAATACTGTTGGTATTTTGGTTCAACAGGAGTTTGAGGAGGTTGTCGAGGTTTTGGTTACTCAGGCCCTTAAATTTGTATTTGGGGATAATCATTCGTTTGAATTAGAAGGTAGTATATCACACAACCAACCAGAAATTCATATGTATATTGTTATTGATGGTGAGAGATTTTCTCCAAAGGATGATGAGTTTAGTGGTGGCCAAGCCGATGTGGTATCTTTTGCTCTTAGGATAATCTTATGGGCAATTCAGTATGAGAGGACACGCCCTGTACTCATTTTTGACGAGCCGTTCAGAAATTTGCATGGATTGAAAAATGCAGAAGCTGTGAGGGAAATGACTCAATACTTGGCTAAGACAATGAATATGCAATTCATTATAATAAGTCAAGATGAGGGGTTAGTTGAAATAGCAGACGCAGCTTTTATGGTTACAAAGTTGGAAGGTGTGAGTAGTGTTGAACTTCTGGAGAAGTTGGTGGATAATATTGAGTTTACGCCACAGTTAGGAGATGGGAGTGATGTCAACTAAACTTAATCAAATTTTGAATCAAGAAGGTGTAGATGCTGCCTTGAGGAAGATGGCAGGGGAGATAAATATGGTAGGATATCCTTTGGCCATTATTGCTGTGTTGAAAGGTGGAGCTTACACGGCATACCAATTGTTACAAATTTTATACACACTTAATCCGGTTGGTTCACTTTGGCATCAACCAGACGTAGTAATCGGGCATATAGGTCTTGAATCTTATGGAGAAGAAATGAAGGCTCGGGCTGAAGTAAAATTGATGACACCTCTGGATTTATCAAGAAAAGATATTTGTGGTAGAAATGTTATCATTGTGGACGATTGTGCAGAAACGGGAAACACCCTTGCTGAGGCAAAGAAAATCATATCCGGGTATGATCCTTTAGAAGTGTATACTGCAGTTTTAGTAGATAAGGTTTTTCTACGAGCTGAGCAAGGTGCATTAGAGCCGGATATTATTGGATGGCGGTATTTGGACAAAGGCTTCTTGGTGGGAGCTGGCATGGGTGCTGGTGAAGCTTATCGGGGATTTCCGGAAATATACGAGGTGGAGAAATGATGATTCGAAAGTTTTTAACGAGTGTTGATTGGTGGTTGCTAATAGTAGCAGTTTTACTAGTTTTATTACTATATTCTATAAGAGGAGTGTAACATGTTTAAGGTTAAGAAAACACTGGAAGTGGCAGTATCTCACAAGCTCAATCTACCCTATATAAGTGCTTGTAACAGGAATCACGGCCATTCCCTTTTAATCACGGTCTATTGCTCAGCTGAAGAGCTCAATGAAAATGGTATGGTAGTAGATTTTACTGAGATAAAGAGAGTGGTACATGGTCAATTGGATCATCAGTACTTGAATGACATAGAAGGGGTAGGTTGGGATTCTGCAACAAAAACACCATTAAATCAAGGTGGTTTAAATCCAACAGCTGAAAGAATAGCCAGATGGATATGTATGCAAATACCAAGTTGTTACCGGGTTGATGTTCAAGAATCAACGGGTAATATGGCTACATACGAGGAGGAATGATGTCTACTATACGTGTAATAGAAATAGTTGGAGCAATTTGGCTTACCACTGCCATTTTTATGCTTGGTCGGAGTTATAGATGGTGGTTGTTTTATGCCCTAGCTAATATTCCTTTTTCCATAGTTTCAATAGAAGCCGAGAAGTATGGGTATGCACTTATGGGTTTTGTGTGTTGTGCATCAGGCATCCGGAATTATTTCATTGAAAAGAAGAAAGCAATAGTAGCTGCCAAAGCAGAGGCTTTGTCACACTTGAGATAAAGGAGAGTTATGAGTATTGAGTATAAAACACCCTGGCACAATAAGAAGGGTGAACTTCAATTCCCCTATCAGATGTTGGGAGATTTAGTTTTCATTTGTCCAGATTCTCCTCCTGAGAAGATGGGACAGGATAATGTAATAGTTCTTCCTGAAAGTATTCGAAAGAAGTATCACAATGGAACGGGAACTATACTATCTATAGGTCCGGGATACACAGATCTTAAAGGGAAATGTCATCCTACACACCCAAAGTTAAGTGCAGGAGTTAGAGTATTATTTGATATTTCTGTTCCTTGGGGTCTAAATATTACTGGATTGGATGGACACAAGTACTACACTGTTCTTTGTGGAGCACAGGATGTATTTGGATTAGTAGATTAGGAAGAAAGTATGACTAAGTCAATTCAAAAATTAGAATTAGAAAATACCACCCGACTACTGTACTTCAGACACCGGGGCAACTTAGCTGAAGTTTTGAAAGCGCTCAGAGAAAAGTATGAGGATGAGGTTGATAACCCTGGCGATAGGATTACCATAGACTTTGTTGAAAAAGTTATTAAGAAGTTTAAGAAAGAAGAGAAGGTGAATTCTCCCTTTGTTGCTACATACATTATGGATTATGTATTCATGGGTACAAAGCAGAGGGAATTGCTTTGGAATGAGGATGACGTAGAACTTTCTGAGCACAGGTTTAGTTACCGATCAGCTTGTTGCGATGCTGCTGCTCAACCAAGGGTTAATGAACAGAAGGAGATAACTTTTGTTTGTTTGAAATGTGAAAAGATATGTAATGCTTATCGAGTTCCAAATCTTGGGGTGTTTGAAACTATAAGAAAGTTAAGGGTGGAGCAAAGAAACGATGAAGAGCAAATAGTTAAGGCTGCGGAAGATTTGGGATTTGGTGTAGAAAAACCAGCTCTGATCAAGCAAACCAATTACCAGTTAAGTTTGGGTGATAACTCTGGTGGAAACCCTGTTAAACGTTTGATGTCTGGTGACCAGCAAATTGTTGCCGATCTTAAAAAATTGCCCTCAATGGATAGGGAAGTTGTAATTAGCAGGATACGACAGAATTTGGAAAGTATGGACGATGGCAAAGAAGAGTAACCAAAAAATACGGATGGAAACATTGTTGACGGCTGCGTATGGTACTGATTACGCGGAAATACCAGTTTCAATGCGTAAATTTTTGACGGATACTGATTATCTTGGAGTTTCTTTGAGAGGAGGTAAGGCATTATACCCAATATGGCATAGGGTTCTATCTGAGCTTTCTAATTTGCCTGAAAAGAACCTCCCAATATTTACAGGCGCAATTGGAACTGGCAAAACGACTTCTGCAATTTTAGGCATTGCTCACGTAATGCATACGATTTTATGCATAGATGGTTACTGTCCTGTTTACGATTGTGAAAAGAAGAAGTGGGTTGCTTTAAATCAAGCTTATAAAAATGGGTTGAATTATACTTTGGCTGTGGATGAGAGGGGTAATGTTGGAGCACATAAGGTAGATGAGGTTATTTTTTCGGGGAAGAAACCTGTTTATGAAGTAGTTATAAAGTTTGCAGATCTTTTATTTAATCGTAAGGATACCACTAATTCTAAGGGTGGGAGATATAAAAAAATTAGGACAACTCTTGATCATAAGTTTTGGACAAAAGATGGTTGGAAACCTCTTAAAGATATTCTTGTTGGAGATGAAGTTCTTATATATGGTGATGATCTTCATCTTTCCAGGAGTGATGTATCCGGAATAATAAGTGATGCTACCAAGAAGGTATGGGCGAGTAGGACAGAAGAAGAAAGATATCGGATTTGTGAAAAGGGTTTGTTGGCAGTGCAGTCTCCGGAAGGGGTAGTTAAGTGTAACAAGGCTAAGCAGAGTACAGAATTTCATGAGATAATGCAGGGTATTGCTTTGGCTTATTGGGAGTTGTTTTCTTTAGATGAGAGTAAGGAAAAAACCAAACATTTGCGTATACCAGAGGTTAGGGTGAAAGCTGTTCAAGGACTTATTGAACATTGGAAGAATATTTCTGATGAGGATGTGGCTCGGAGGGTACTCAAGCGATTGGATTCTATGGATTGGGAAGAATGGTGTCGGATTATGGAACAAAAAGTTTGGAGCAATTCGGAAAGGAATGCTAAATGTGCAGCAGCTACTAAGAAAAGATTGAAAAATTTATCTCCGGAAGAAAGACAGCAACTTATTGAACAATTACATACTCCAGAAGCTGTTGCAAAAGCTGTTATAGGTTGGAAGAAGTGGAGAAATTCATTAAGTCAAGAACAGAAGAATGAAATAGTTCAAAAGCAATTAGAAACAAAAAGAAAATGTGGAGATTTTGCTAAGCGTTCCAGTTGGGGGTATGGTAAGCCCTTTGAGGCGGAAGATGGTCATTTTTGTGATAGTAAATTTGAAGGGAGAGTAGACGATTGGCTTACTCAAAATGGATTGGATCATGACATACACGTTATAGTTAAGAATAATGGTTATATTAAATCAGTTGATTTTCTTGTGGGAGGTTGGTATATTGAGGTTGATGGTTTAGATAGACCTGATAGCTTTTTTGATAAGAAATTAAAAGGTTTACCCTATATTATTGTACGATCTGATAAGGAAATTGAAGAGAAGCTAGGGTTTTTGACTAAGTATACCAATTCAAATTTTAGTAAAACACTGTTTGGTAAAATTGAGTCAATAGAGTATGGGGGTAAAAAGAATACTTATGATGTTGTTATGGCAGAGGGTAGTCCAAAGAATTTTATATGTCAAGGGGTTGTTGTTCATAATTGTCTTCGCGATCCTTGGGCATTTTTTGGAAAGACTGCTGCAGGTAAGATGGCTGTAGTATTTTTCAACCTAACGACATCACTTGGTGCCTCTCGTGGATTTGGTCTTCTTCAAAGTTATCTTTTGCAGTCTCCTTGGTTTAAGGAAAGAGGTAGAGTGTGCGGATCTGAACAAAATCCAAAGATAGAATTTCCTATTTTTGAATACGTTTCTGGTTCTCCTTACTCAAAGGGATTTGGTGTTCAAGGTCATGATATCATTGCTGCGTTGATGGATGAGGTTGATTCTCCTTCAGAGTCAGATAAGCAAAGAATTCGAGTTCTTCAGGCTTTTGAGGCGGGCTATCGACGATTTGAAAACAGATTTGTTCTTAGATCTCAGATGGATGATAGAAAATTGACTTTGGGTAAGTTTTTCTTAGTTGCTTCTAAGCAGGAAACGTTATCATTTTTGAATACATTTGTGGCAAAGATGAAAAGTTCACCCAATGTGTATATCGTGGATATCCCCGTTTGGGAAGCAAAAGAAGCCGCGGAGTACTGTGGTGTTAAGTTCCCGGTGCAGTTGGGTAATGTGTATGTACCATCTAAAATTCTGGGTCAAGGAGAGGGTACTGCGTTTGTGCCGGATCAAGAGGCAATAGTTTTAGCTGCGAAGAATGGTTTTCAAATTCTTTGGGTTCCTATAGAATATTTGGAAGCCCATCAACGTGATATCGTGGGCGCATTGAGAGACTACGCAGGAGTATCAATAACGGGGCTACGAAAGAGTAAGCTATTTCCTTCTGAAGCATTGATAGTGGATTGCTATGATTCCACTAAAAGAGATCCAGTTAGCATGTTGACAATTGAGACCGGGTTACATGATGATGTGGATTTTGCTGGGTATCTGGATTTTAGTGCCATTCGAATTCCAAGACGTGTTCCTCGGTATTTGCACGTGGATATAGCTTATAGCAATAAATCAGGTATGGGGGATGCTTTGGGTATTGCTATGTCTTGTGTTAGTGGTTGGACAGATAGAACTGTTGAAGATTTGGAAGATGGGGGATCCATGCGGGTGGAGAAAGCACCTGTAGTGGAGACAGATTTTGGGATGCGCATAATTGGACGTCCTGGGGATAAGATTCCGTTGAATAAGGTTAGAAAATTTATCATTGATCTTAAAAAGGTATATAATTTTAATATTGTGTTAGTTACATATGATTTAGGTCAGGTAAGTGAAGATTCAAAGCAGATACTTCAAAGAGCAGGAATTAATTGTCCAGATAAAGGACTTTCGTTGGATAAAAATCCTCAGATTTACCGGAGTTTTCGAGATTTGGTACATGATAAACGTTGGTGCTGCCATCGGAATGAGTATCTACATTTTGAATTGGTTAACCTTGAAGATGATCCAGATAAGAATAAGATAGATCATCCTACTGAGGTTATAGATATGGAGATTTTGGAGAATGGAGAAACTCGAGACATACCTCGATTTGGGAGTAAAGATTTTGCTGATGCCGTGGCGGGTTCAGTAGAAAATGCCCTGCAGGCATCAGTCGCTCCTCCTTCAGCAGAATTTATTGCGGCAACAAAGAAAATGGTCCAGCATCTTAAACCTGTTGGAACAATACGTTCACTTTTGGATATAAATCAGCCAGTGCCACCTAAGGAAGGTGTGAAGGAAGATACTGTATCCAAAAAGACTTCTACACAATTTAAGAATTTGTTTAATAAATCTCAAAGGAAAGGTTAATTAGAATGGAGACAGCAGTAGACAAACATCAGGCACTTAAAGATTTGGCGCTCAAGTTTGATGAAAGTAGTGACCCACAGGTTTTTGTACGGGTACTGTTGAAGGTAGATAAGTTACTAAAATTTCAGATATGGCAAATTAGGCGGCGTAATCCCCACTTATGTGAAGTAGATTTTTATGATCTTTATCAAACAGCCGTGATAGGATTATACAGAGCACTGGCAAAAGTTAGGGAAGATGAACCTGGAGGTAAGTTAATTTACAATATAAGGAGATACATTGATAATGAGATAGTAAAGGATTATAAGGATCCGTCAAGGTCTCTAGTATGTGTTCCTTTTGATGTTGTCCAGGATGAGTTATTTGATACAACCGAAGTTTATGCTGATCTTGAGCGGGAATTTATTAGGGATAGATTTGAGAAACTTATTAAGGATGGAGTTATTAGTCAGGAAGAGTTTGCTCAGGTACACAAACATTTTGTTGAAGGTGTGTCTTATAAAGATACTGCAAGGCGAGGTAGGCACTCGACGGGTACCATTTCAAAGAAAGTAAGAGATTCATTGAATCGGTTAAGATTTGAATTCAGAAGACGGCATTGGGAGGAAGGATAATGGGGGCGGCAAAGAGACAACGTACGATAGAGTATTTTCAGAGGTTGGCAGTTGTAGAGATAGCAGAATTAGTGGAACGAGATGTGGCAAAGCTTAAAGAAAAGCAAGCTGAGCAAAAGAAATTTAAAGCAGTGAAACCTGATGAGGAGAATAAAGATGAAGTTACAAATATTGGGTGATAGGGTGCTGGTTAAGAGACTTAAAAATGATACGACCACTCGTGGAGGTATTCTTATCCCGGGAAGTGCTCAGGAAAAATCACAGCAAGCAAAAGTTATGGGTGTTGGTGAGGGTAAATTGCTTGATGACGGTACTTTGCGGCCTATGACTGTAAAGGTGGGTGATGTAATTCTTCTTCCTGGTCCTGTTGGAACGAAGGTAACAATAGACGGTGAAGAGTGTTTAATCATGTGTGAGGCGGACATTCTGGCGATAGCGAGGTAATGATGAGACTTTACATAATGGTAGGAAATATTGGTTCCGGTAAATCTACTTTGGTAAAGAAACTTTTGGCTAAGAACCCAAATATTGTTGTCATAGCCAGGGATGCTCTTCGATATATGATTGGGGGCGGAGATTATGTCTTTAATCCCAAATTGGAACCAACTATTTTTAATACTGCCGAGCAAGCTATAGAGCAGTTTATGCTTCTTGGTGTGGATATCCTTGTTGATGAGACAAACATGTCTTCAGCACATAGAAAAGAGTATCTTACTTTGGCAAGGCGCTATGGTTATGAAGCTGTGGCAATAGTTATGCCAGTACTGGATAAGAAAACTAGTGTGGATAGGCGGATGCAAAATCCTCATGGTCAGGACGACAGAGCTCTATGGGAGGGTGTATGGGATAAGTTTACTGCCATTTATGAAAGACCAACTGAAGAAGAGGGTTTCAGTCAGGTAAGTGAGGTGTGGGAGTTTAATAATGCCAAGTAAAGAAAAAGAGTTCATGGCCTTAGTCAAGCGTTTACAAAGTCCTGATTTTGGTAAGATTTTTGACCCAAATTTACTTCATGGACTTACGGGAATGTTGTGTGAAGCAGGTGAGTTACTTAATAACTACAAGAAATTTATGGCATATCCTGGTGAACCATTATCCCGGACTGATGTGTTGATTGAGTTGTCTGATATACTTCATTTTATGATGTATGTTTTGATTGTGTACGAGTCATCTACTGATGAACTCATGGATATAAATGAGGCAAAACTTACAACTCGTTTTCCAGAAGGATTTACTCCTGAGTGTGGTATAACCCAGAACCGGGATAAAGCAGCTGAGAGAGCTGCTGTTGATAAAGTTGTGGCAGGGTACATAAGACGTAGAGCTGCTATTGAGAAGACAGTAGAGCAATTACCTCGGAAGGAATAATAGTATGCAGGATGAAATTAAAATAGTTCCACCTAGAAAGAAAGCAACGAATCCAAAGGATGCCCTGGGTATCCGTAAAGTTCCCATACACCTGGTACCTATGCAGGTTATGTCCGAGGTCGGACTTGCTATGTTGGAAGGTGGTAGAAAGTATGGTGCCCACAATTACAGAGACGCCGGAGTGAGAGCTTCAGTATACGTTGATGCCGTGTGGCGGCATGTGTTTGAACAGTGGTGGGAAGGTGAAGATACCGACGGGGATAGTGGTCTGTCACATATTACTAAAGCTATTGCTTCTTTGGTGGTACTTAGAGATTCAATGTTGATGGGTAACTGGGAGGATGATCGACCTATCCGGCATCCAAATGGACCAGATATGCAAAGATTGAATGCAAAAGCTTCAGAGATAATAGATAAGTATCCAAATTGTGTTAAACCTTTTCTTGAAAAATGGAAAGTTGTCAAGGAAGAATAATTAAAGTATGGAGACAGTTTATTATTGGGAGAATGTTATGAGTATGGTAACTGCATATTTTTCACACACTATTAGAGGAAAGAAGGGTATAAAAGCTACTCTTGAGGATATGGATGCCAATTGTGTAAAGGCTCAAGTAGTGGCTGATTGGATTCGAGTAAATATACCCAATCTTAAGTTGTATGTTCCAGCGGAGCACGAGGATTTTGTCCAGCGTTGCTACACAGAAAAGTTACTAACTGAACAGCAAATTCTTGCTGTGGATTGTCAGATATTGGCAGTACAGGATCTTCACATTGTTCTTATGGAGGATGGTTGGCTTGGTGGAGGTATTGCTGTGGAGATTGATGCAGCAAATAAAGCAGGTGTACCTATCTTTTATGTTACAGGGGTGTATGACCTTGCTGAGCTCGTACCAATACAACAGAAGATTTCAGAGATAAAAGCGGCAGAGAAGACACCTGATTCTACTTACATCATAGATAGTGTGGAGTTGCCCGAAGATTATCGGGAGGGTTTGATTGATATTAGCTGGGGTTCTCCTGGTCCATTAGGTTTTGGTCATATAAGTTTTGATAAGAGGGATGGAAAGATTCATTGTAGTAGTGAAACAATGAGTCGAGAGTTTGTTAGGCAGGTGTTGGATAAGCTTGTTGATATGGCTATTTTTGAGTCTTATGATTTTGACCCAGTAAGATATGAAGATGGCGCTTGGTATTGGTGGGATGAGACTCGGTCAGGGAGAACCGGACCTTATGACACTCAGAAGCAAGCAGAGGATGCTTGTGCAGAATATTGTAAGAGACTTTTTGAAGAGGAAAATAATGGCAGAGAAACGTGACAAACCTTACATTTGGTGTACTTGGTTGACGAAGTTGATAGCAGGAGAATCCCAGTGTGAGTGGGCTTCTTGGTTTAAGGCTCATTTTAAGAGTGAGAAGTCCTCTTCGACACAGTTCAATTTGGTCAAATGGACAATAAATCATAATAACTTATTGCATAAGCGTAGGGATGAATTGGAACGCTTAGGATATAAAGTACTGATTGAAGATCAGAATAGTTTTAAGGTGGAGGTTCCCGAAACTAATATTACTGTTTCAGGTAAGGCAGACATTGTAGGTTTGAATGCTGAAAAAGATGGTAGGTGTATTGTAGTTGATTGTAAGACTGGTAGAGCTAAGAATAGTGATTTAGTTCAGGTGATGCTCTACTTGATATGTTTACCTTTAGCTCATCCACAGTATAAAGATACTACTTTTAATGGCCAGGTTGTTTATAATGATAATTTGGTTCCAGTAGATTGGTCAGACATAGATGACTTTTTGAAAGAAGTGGTTTGGGACCTTGTAAAGCGGGTAGGTGGAGATACTCCTTGTAGAAAAGTTCCCAGCAGCGGGGAATGTAAATGGTGTGATATTTCAAAAGCAGATTGTCCACAGAGGATGGCAGACTAACCAGTAGACTCCGTAAAAGAAAGGTTTAGGATGTATGACTTTGATTTATACTTCTTGTTTTGGTTGGCAGTTAAATTTATAGTAGATCTGGTTAGTTTAGTATTTATATTTTGGAGGTTGACCCACCATAGAAATTCCCGGGGTGAAGAACATGGACATAAAGGGGATTTTTACTATCTTTTATGGTTGGGGATTAAGTTTGTAATTGATTCTATAATGATTGTTGGGTATATGGGTTTTAAGAAGTAGGCCCGGTGGCGGAATTGGCAGACGCACTGGATTTAAGCTCCAGTATCCTTCTGGATGTGAGGGTTCAACTCCCTCCTGGGCCATTTAGGGTGATTGTAACGGTGACTGTAGCTCAGTTGGTTAGAGCACTAGATTGTGGATCCAGGGGTCAGGAGTTCAAATCTCCTCAGTCACCCTTTATAACTTAGGAGGTGTAAATGATTACTCAAATTGTTCAGTACATTACAGAAATATCTGGGGGTAATCAGTTTTTAACTACAGCTATTTCTGCTTGGATATTAGGAGTATTAACTTTCTTTTGTCGAAATATACCAAGAAAAGTTTTTGGGCTTTTAAAGAAACATCTTACAACCACATTTACAGTAATGTCTTCTAATGAATCTTATTATTTAATTATGACTTGGTTTATGAAGCAGGGATACTTAAAGAAACTTCGTAAAATTAATATTGTAAATGGAAGATATGGTGATAAGGAATCAACAAAATCAATAGGCATGGGAACTCATGTTATTTGGTATAGGAATCGACCGTTAATTTTGAAATTGAATCGTTTAGAAAGTAGCGCAACAGAAAGAGATAAGTTAGAATTGTCGATATTGAAAATTGGTCGGTCTCATAGATTTTTTGATGAAATGGTGGAAGAAATAAAGAGAGGTTTTATAAAAGACAGTTCTAAAACAAGGACATTTGTTTATAGAGATGAATATTGGAAGAGGGCGGGAGATCAGCCAAAACGGTCTATGGACAGTGTGTTTATGCCGAAGAAAGAAAAGCGATTAATTTTAAGAACCATTTCAGAATTTCAAGAAAAAGAAACTTGGTATATTGAAAATGGAATTCCCTATCATCTAGGTATTTTACTATATGGTCCTTCTGGAACAGGAAAAACTTCTTTAATCAAAGCTATCGCTGCGGAATTTGATTATGATATTAAAATTCTTCCTGCAAAGTGTGTAGGTTCTATAGAAAAAGCTTTTGATGATTGTGAAAATGAGGAATTTCAAATTTTAGTAGTGGAAGATATAGATGCTAATTATTCAATACACCAAAGAATGGGAGGTAAAGAAAAGAAAGAAGATACCGTCAGTCCGGTAAAGAAAGCTGCAGAAAAAGAACATCTTTACAGGATTTCTTTTCTTTGGGTATCTCTGATATTTTAAATGCAATGGATGGTTTGATATCTTCTCACGGGAGGATTGTAATTTTTACAACTAACTATATAGATAAGCTCGATTCTGCTTTTCTTCGACCTGGGCGTATTGATTTAAAGTTAAAATTAGGTTATGTCAACAAAGAAGTATTTTGTGAATTCATGAAAAGGTTTTTTGATTTGGATTTAGATGAGAATAAAATTGAATTAAAACCCAACAAAATCACGGTGGCATGTTTACAACAAAAAGTATTAGAAGGTAAAGCTCAGGAGTACTTTATAAAAGAATTTTTAGTATGAATAGGAGAATATCATGAAGTGTTTGAAACAGGATGAAAATTGCCATTGGTATCTTATTGAGTTAGAAGATAAAGATCTTTTTACCAATTTGTTGGAACAGGAAGAAACAGATGATGATTCTGAATTTGAAAGTAAGTTTGGTGACAAGAGATTGTATATGCATATTTCAAATTATTGTTTTGATAACTTCAGGGAAATAGAATGAAAGCTATTAAGATAGATTTTGATAGTTGGTTTTACAAAAATTGTAAGAGACAAAGAAAGGCTAAGGCTAAGATTTGTCAGGTGTGCCCGTTCAGGGATTATATAGAAGAGTTGGAAGTTAAAGAGAGGGAGAGAAATAAATATGTATTGGCCGGGCGAAAGTAAAGAATCTACTCAAATGCTGATTCAAAGGTGGCGTAGTAGAGCAGGTTTAAAACGGGTTTGGAAAGAAGAGATTTTTTGTGCGTACCGTTCTAATATTCCTGTTTCCTGTATTCTTTGGTATTTGTTAGCAGTTTACCTGTAAAAGATGTAATGAGTGGATATATTTTGAAAGGATACCCGATTATCAATTAAAAATATTACACAGAACTCTTACAAAATTTTTTGAAAAAGAAACGCCTTTGCAATATGTTTATGATAATTATGAAGATTTGAATACATTTTTTGAAGAAAGAAAGAGGAGCTTGAACAATGAAAAATTTTGAAAAGTGGTGGAAAAATCCAGATAACCAATTTTGGTTGGAAGATTATGTAAGCGAAGATAATGAAGAGTTTGCAGAAATGGCTTGGAAAGCGGCTTTGGAATGGGCATTAAAAAGTATACATACAAATGATACAGGACAAGATTATATTGACCCCTGGGATATAGAAGAGGAGTTGGAACAATAATTAAGGAATACTTAGGGTATGCATTATTTGTTTTTATTGTACTGCTTTTGCCGTCTATTTTAATGGGCATGCTTGCAGGATTAATTGTATCTATTTTATCGAGGGTAATATGAAAGCATTTAAGAAATATCAAAAGGAATACCAACAAAAGAGTCTGACTTCAAACCTACCTTCTGGAGAAGAAAGTTGGCGTGCAGCTTTAGAGTGGTTTAAGAACACAATGGATGAAATAGAAGAACATGATATGCCTATTACAGGTGAAGAAGTTATTAATAGAGAATTAGAACAATAACACAAAGGAGCAAAAGATGATAGGTAAGCATAAAGATTGCTACAACGAAAAAAACGGTCTTGCAAATATGCCGATTGAATATATAGGTAAATTCTATAACGCCTGCACCAAACCTTGTGATATGCTTTCTGGCCCGTGTGCTTGCAGTGCATTTCATCATCAGGAAGAATGGCCAAATTGGTTACAGCTTGAAGTGTTTGGATTTGTGGGTGATAAAGATAGTTTTATTAAACGTGAGGAGCTTAAACAATGAGTAAAGAAATAAAATTTTGGGGTTCAGAAGGCGACGAATATCTGACCTACACCGAAATGGATGATGCAATTGAGTCTGTGCTGGATGGTATAGAAAATATTAAAGACCTACCTGAGACTATAGAGGTGTGTGGCTATGCACACATGGATTTACCAAAGCGGATTTATTAGCTTTTTCCGTTTTAGAAAGGCTCATAGAAGACTTGGATGAAGAATACAGTAATCCCGAAGGTAATGGTACAGTCTACACAGATAAAATGAAAGTAGCGGCTAAGGAATTTGTTGATGTCATATTAGACGAATATACAAGTTGGGCGTGTGAGCTTGTGAAGCGAGAAACAATTGACGTTCAAGAATGGATAAAGAGACGCGATTGTTTTACCATTGATGTTTGGTAGGGATGGTTGGGAGAAATTTCAAGTGGTGGATTACTATCGTTGTCCGTTGTGTAGATTGAGAAAAAAATAATTAAAGTCATTTGGTGGTAGAAATGAAAGCTGAAGAAGTTTTTGTAGAAGAAATAGCAAGCATTCAAAATGATGATATAATGTCATTTGTTTTGGATTGTTTTGATGACCTGTGTCCTGAATATTTTTGGACTTGTCCTGCCAGTCTTTCAGGGAAGTATCACCCGGCTGTTTCCATAGGTAAAGGTGGATTAGTACGGCATACCAAGTTGGCTGTATGGTGGGGTGAAGGGTTGATTCGAGCTGTCAATACTTTTGATGCATTAAAAGGTATTCCAGAGGCTCTTCTAAAGGATGAAGTTACTGCGGCCCTATTGATGCATGATATGCACAAGAACGGCCCAACGGACGTCAGTTACAAACGGTGTGGAAATACAACAGGTACCCATGGTGTGTACTTGGCTGAGGCAATAAGGGTGGCCAACATGGGTTCGTATCTATCTGAGCCCACACGGCACAGGATTCTTATGGGAATAGCAGGTCACATGGGTCAGTGGACCACAGATGTCGCTTACCGACCGAGTAACTTAAAGGGCGAAGAGCAGGCGTTTGCTCAGTTGGTTCATTTAGCGGATTACTGTGCAAGTAGGAAAGTAGATGAGACATTACAATTGTTGTCCAAGGAGATGGGAGAGAGGAGAGGGTAATATGATAGGAAACGAACAGATGTATAAAGAAGCCTATGGGTATGCAAGTAGGTTATTCAAAAGTCTTGCTCCCCAGTGTGAACCTTTACCAGATTTAATGGGTGTGCTGACTCAAATAGATAACTGGTGTGTTGGACATAGGGAGCAGGTAAGTAAACCAGAGGAAGAAATAAATAACTCCCTACCAATTTAGACGAGTGTATAGAAGAGGTAGATGAGATTGTTCGACCACTGTACTTATCCGTAAATCCAGAAGAAGTGAAGGAGTGGAGTGAAGAAAAGTTTACCTGTTCCTTACATCATAGCCTCGGAAGGTGGATACGCAATAACTGGAAATTGTGGGATGAAGAAGGCGCCCTCTACAAGTGGTTTAAGGAAAGGGGCATTGAGCATGCAGATGATATGTCCGGAATCATCTTAACATCATACTATCGGAGTACTCATGGATTAAGTATAGAGCTTGATGAACAAATTGAAGTCTATAAGAAATACTGGGAAGATTTAAAATAGTTTCAAAAAATTTTTTATTTGGTTCTTTATTTATATAGGTGTATAGACAAGTACCTTTATATTATAATGTACCAGAGGTATATTTGGATCATGTTTTGGTGAAATGTAGGCCGTCTTTTAAGTTAAAAACAGTGATTAAAGTAGGGTTGATATGAATAATCCGTTTGCACAGCTCAACAATCTTTATAATAAGCCATTGATGCTTCCTGGAGAGGTTTCTCAGGTAGATCATTTATCACCAGAAGATAAGACTTTATTGAGAAGGATAGGTCTTACATCAACTCAAGTACAACACGACTTACTCGCCGATGCTCAGATATTTTATGATAGGTATAATATTTACCATCAGGTGGAGAAAGCCCTGGAACATCCTATTGTAGGCGCAGCAACAGAGTTATACGCAAATTACTGCTGTTTAACGGGAGATACTAGAATACCTCTTCTTGATGGCAGAACGTTGACAATTAGAGAGATTTTAGAAGAGCACAAGGTAGGTAAAGAGAATTGGGTTTATTCTTGTGATACTAATGGAAAACCCCAACCTGCTAAGATTGTAAATGCAGTTAAACAAAAACATACACCCAAGACTTATAGAGTATGGTTGGATAATGGGAAGTTTGTAGATGCCAGCGATAACCACAAGTTTATTAAGAGAGATGGCAGCCTGTGTAGGACGGATGAATTGGTAGTTGGTGATTCTTTAATGCCGTTCGCCCGGTGCCTGACTGACAATAGGTTTGAATTGGTGTGGGATGTAGCAGGTGGTATGTATGTACCTACCCTGGATGCACATGGTAACTGGGTGAGGTACACAGATGTCTCTTTTTTCTTACAAAATGCTTATTTTCTTACAACATCACCGTGTAATTATAAAATTACAAAGATAGAATGTATTGGAGAACAGGTAGTTTATGACATAGAGGTAACTGGGAGTCACTTGTTTGGTTTGGATGTAGGTATTTATATTTCCAATACGGTCTTTTCTCCCATGCATAATGCCACCATATGGGTAACAAGTGAGAGTCCAACATACCAAAAGGAATTAACAAAATTGATGGACCGGATTGGTATAGAGGAGAAGATATTTGATTGGGCATTTACAGCAGGTTCATATGGAGATATGTTTGTTAAGGTAAATGGAATTCCAGGACAGGGGGTTATATCAATTGATGATAGTGACCATCCGATAAATATAAGTAGGGTGGATCATGAGGGAGTATTGATAGGATATTACAAAACACCTGTAGGTCAAGCAGGGGATCAACAAAGACTAATGGCCCCGTGGGAGTATGTTCACTTTAGATTGTTAGGTGGGAAGAAACAAAGGCCACAGTTTGGTGATCAGTCTTATGCAGAATATAGAACTGTACATTTATTGACAGGATTAAGATCAAAGCAGGTGACAACCCGATATGGTACATCTGTTATAATGAATGCCTTAGCAATTTATAGAAGGTTGAGATTAGCAGAAGATAGCTTATTAATTGCCCGGTTGAGTAGGGGCCTAATCCGCTACGTTTGGAAGCTCAAAGTAGATAGCGCCAACATGGAGGCAGTAGGTGAACTTATAGATCAGTATAGTCGAGTGCTTAGAGAAGCACGGAGTATGGATACAAGTGCTGGCTCTCCAAACCTCGAGAGCAAAGAAAACCCTATGTCAAGCATAGAAGATATTTTCATCCCCGTTTGGGATAACGTGGGTGATCTTACTTTTGATAAGATAGGTGGAGAGACGGATATACGATGGATTAAGGATATTGAGGATTTACGCCAGCAGTTGGCATCAGCCCTAAGAACTCCACTTCCTCTATTAGGTGCATGGTTAAAGGAAGCTACAGGAGCACTGGGTAGTCAGGCCATTGAAAAAGTAGATATCAATTTTGCCAGGATGGCCAGAAAATTACAGAGGACGGTTAGGACAGGAATCAAAAGAATTTGTCAGATTCATTTAGCTTATATGAATATGGATCCCGACCCAAATCTTTTTGATGTTCAGATGCCTGAGATGAGTACGGCAGAAGAGGAGTCCTTGAAAGCGTCCTTAAAGGATGGTATGGAAGTTGTATCCTCAATGATGGAAGTGATAAGTGATATTGTTGATGGGACGGATAAGCAGTTAGATAAGATTGAGATATTCAATTACTTAAATGAGAAGATTTTAAAGTTAGAGGATTTTGATCTTAAAGAATATCTTGTGGCGGAAGAAGTAGCTCCAATTGAGGAAGCACCTATTGAGGAACTTCCTGAGGAAGAACAACCATTTGAACGGAAGAGACAGGCCCTTAGGGATAAGACACTCAGGGAACTTCGCGAGAATAAATTCTTGTGTGAGAAGCGTAAAGGGAGAATGGCTCACGAGATAAAAGTTAAGGAGTTGTTAGATAAGTCAATGAGTAAGGAAGATAAGGATAGAGTATTTAATAAACCATGTTTGTTTGATACAGATTTACAATCATTTGTTCCGACGCAAACTCAGCATGCAGATGGTCGGGTAAATGAAGTGGCACTAAAGAAGTTGGAACGTAGTGGAGGTTGGCTCGGAATAGAAAGATGTATGGAGAAATGGAACGCTTTATATGGTAATGCTATGATTTTGGATAAAGAGGTAGATGATAGTCACCGGGTTGATTCAGTTGTGGTAGCGGATACCCCCGGTCAATTGACTTTGCCTTTTGATAAAGAGAGTTAAAGAGAGAAGAGATGAGTCTCAAGATAGATAAGATACTGGCTAAGTTTTTAAGTGAGTTTGATCATCTCGATCGACCTGTTTCATTTTTCATGAAAGAGTTTGCTGAGGATATAGCAAAAACAAAAGGATAAAATAGTGAAAGAGAGAGATAGAGAGAAGAGATGAATAGTAGGAACGATGCTTAGCTTTGTATAAGAGGATAGACTGGTCTACCATGCTTTCTTCGGATTTGGATTTGGACAGAATTTACGTAGAGAATATTCGAAGTTTTTATGATATGTCTTCCGTTGCCGCTCGAGATATATGTGATTTGGCAGTTGAGTTTGGATTGTTTGAAAAAAGATTGGTTTGATATGCCCGAATGATGGTTGTAGTCGGATAATACATACTTGTGAATCCCTTGCTGAAATGAAACCCTTTTATTTGAAATATGAGGTTTGCGAATCCCTGAAAAAAGTGTGTGTATTTGCTGGTTGTACCCTTGAGAAGGTTGAGTTCTATAGGTATGCAGGAAATAGAGAAGCACTTAAGCCAGCAGAACCTAAGTTGGAAGACTATCTACCTGAGTTTATAGAGGCCTTTAAAGCTCAACTAGAATCAGACCGTATCCGATGGGGCCATACTTGGATGAACAGGCCTAAGGTCGGACAGGAGGCGAGAACAAGGTCAGGTTTACAGATTATTTTGATATGTTTGAACAGGCAGGAATTCCAGTGCCCTGGTTGAAGGTTATAGGAGGAGCTTTTATCTGCTGGGTTAGGGAGAATCATCCCGAGCTGTGTGTTGATGGACTGCAGAAGGATCAAGCAAGCACGTTCGGACTTTTTGTGGATGAAGATTAAAGAATTGAATAAGGAATAGGAAATAAAGGAAGACTACAATGTTTTTAGGACAGGATGTACTCACACCCCCAGCGTGGCAGAGTGAAGTAACACTACTTGATGTAATGGAGGAGTTCCCCATAAGGGAGCAAAAGGATAGGTCCATAATGGATTTGGGTGAGGCAACAATTGAAGATGACTATAGTGAGGAATCATTTCCTCATGATTTTTCGGAGGTTATGAGTTATGTATAGGAGTTACAATCCGAATCATCCTTATTGTCCTTGGTGTGGGGCTAAGAAAGATGGTAAAAGAATTTGTCCCAAGTGTAAGAAAACTTCCCGGGAGTAAATCAGGTGCGTGAGTTATCATTGAAGCAGCAGCTATGGACAGTTACCCTGCCGCATCAAATAGTTTTATACTCATTTATGGTAGTAGCCTATGGATCACCTTGGATACTACTGGATTTGGCAAGACTGTTATTTGTTTTGGCTATGTGGCTTTGGATATTTGAGAAGAAGAGGAAGATATGATAGATTTAGATCAAATGTCACAATACTATTACTGGCGTCAGCGGCAGTAGGCTTTCTGCACATGATGTACTACCTAGGTTATGTCTTCGGTTGGGCTCTGGCAAAGATTAGAAACGGTACGAAGGATGTGCCAGATGGGAATCAAGCGTTCTTAGATAAGTTAGTTCATTTAGCGCGTACCTATGGTTGGGATGGAGATTATGCAGAAGTTAGAGACTTTGTTGATTGGTGTTCAGAGGAGTTAGGTCTGGATAAACCTACAACAGAACCCTACTTAGATGTAGAGAATGAGGAGAAGTAAGATGAGTAAGAAAAGTATTGTTTTTATGATATGTTTAATTGTTATAGTTTTCATATCCATTTACACCTATTGGTTTGAGCGATGGGCTGCAGAAGTTGGAGTAAACTTAGGACTAGCGGCAAATGAATTACATTTCTGGATACCAGTGCTAATAGTCGGCTTACTGTTGAGGAGTCATAAGAATGAAAGCTAAGGGATGGAAACTTCTCAGATGTATTTATGATGAGATGGGTCAGTATGCCATCGAAGGTGATTCTTCTGGAGAAGAGGATAACCAATTTGAAAAAGCTTTAGAAAAAGATTATGGTTGTGTGGGTTGGATTATAGGTAAACCAATCAAACTTGCCACATCTGTTCATGTTAGAGTAATATTAGAAGGTGATAAAGAAATACTTGAGTATGTTTTGGAACTAGTAAAGATGCAAGATAGGGCTAGGGCTGAAGCAGACCTCAATCAGCATAAGGGGATATGCGCGCTTGATTCTGAACCAGTATAGTTAAGTTATTAAAGAATGGGGATCTTAGATGGTAAACTCCAGTGGATGGAAGTTGTACAGAGCAGTATATAATCATTATGGTCTTCGGTATGTTGAGGGTTCTTGGCCGAAGGAACGGTTTGAACAAGAGGCTGCCAGAGATTATGGAATAAAATATGTTATAGGTGTTAGAGTTAAACGAAATAGTCATTATGAAATAGATGTTGTAGTTGAAGGACCTGAGGAATACTTAAGATATATTCTTGAGGTAGTGGGAAAGAAAGAAGAGAATGAGTAGATACTACGTTGCTTATGAAGATAAAGGTCCATCAGGACCTTGTGGTCAAATGGTGTCAGTTACTGCTCCTTGGAATAAATTGTACATATTTACCAATGAAGAAAAGGCCAGACATTTGTGACACTTGTAACAGAGAAGCCCTTTAAGGTAGGAAGGAAGCTTCCAAGGATTGTAGGGTTCTGGTCTGATGATCCACAGCATGAAAATGTTGTGATTGTGTAGACAGTACTCACCAGTGATCCACACATAGAGGTCGCTGGTAGGGGTGTGGTTGCAACGTTCACAGGTCATCAACTGGCCACGTCTGCTACACCACCCATATATTTGGAATCTTAAGTATACTATGAACAGATACATCCAAAAGAATTTTGAGAAAGAGAGAAGGGATGTTAAGAGAGTTTCAAGGTCATTAAAACAGTTTCTTTACATTGGAGATAAAAAGAATCCTTGGTTAAAGCGAACTTTGCTAAAGCTATATAAGGGAATTCTTTTATGGATTTACTTTCCTGGGTCTTCTTTTAGAAGACAGATAGTATGCAGGTTAGGATTTCATAAGTTTTCTTGGCAACATTACGAGTTGAAAAGATTAGAGGAGCCAGGAAGAGTAATTATTCATTGTGACATTTGTAGTAAGATTTTAGGAGTAGTAGCTTTTGATGACTTGCCCCAATGGAAGATGCTTGAGATGGTTTGCCAAGTACAGGATTTACGAAGTAGGCAATCATCAGTATATTATTGTTGAGAGAAAGAAAGAGAGAGAAAAGAGATGAATGAAGCACTTATTAAAGCATTGGAAGAAGGTTTACGTAAGTTTAGGTTTGAAGAGTTTACTAAAGTTCAGAGTGACATTGGTCGTACTGTAGGAGCAATAGTAATGCGCTACGGACATGATCCTTGTGGGGTGGCTGTGTCGCCCTTAGATGATGGTGCCGGTTTTAAAGCTCTTGTGAATTTTGATGATGAGAAACTTGAGATAATAGTTACATAACAGGAGTAGAAATAAATGACAAGCTTCCGGAAGACTTGCGGAGTGAGATGAAGTTTAAAAAGATAAAATCTAAATACTGCCATAAGCATGGCACCAAACTTTTCTTATACTGGTGCCGGTCATGTAGGAGATTTCATTGGCCATATAAGATTGTGGCTATTGCGGAGTGAGAGGTAAGAGTTGAGAGGTAGAGAAATGTTTGAGGAACCAACGAAGGTATTTCCGTGTGACTGTATGGGAGAAGGAATAGCAGTTACCAAGGATTACGACAAGGATGATATATCTGATAACGAGGTGATGGTACAGGAGTCCACCTGGATGAGGGAGTTTCAAGAGTCCCCATATATAAGCCTATCTTTTTGGGAGTTCGGACATGCAAGACACAGCAGGTTCACCCTATGGTTACGTATAAAGATGGCTTTCCTATTTGTCTTCAGAAAGAAACATTTTTGGGAAGACATGGTAACAATGAAAGCGGATCACGCCAGGAACTTCGCAAATCATATTCTCTATATTATAACGAAGGGTGAACGAGAAAAGAAATTAGGTGAGCCCATAGTTAAGGAAGAGAAAGATGTTTGATAGAGAAAGATTACAAGAGATAAGAGAAGAAGCTATGCAGGAGAGTGCTTGTTCTGTTAATATTTTATGGAAACGAGCTTTCACGCAGTTTGCTAATGCTGCGGATAGACTGGATGCTATGATAGCAAGAACAGAAGATCATATTTCAGTTGAAAGCGTTATTAGAAACTGATGTGTGAAGATGGAAGCAATGAACAACTACTAGTACTACTGCTGACGATGTTTGTGGTAAGGATGATATTACAAATGAGTAGATTGTTAATGAATGAGAGAATTGGGAGAGAAAGAGATGAGTATATTAATTGATAGACTTATTCGCCAAGTTAAGGATGGACCACAAGCATGTTTTGATGATGTGTGGTACGTTGCCAAACCCATGGAGATATTCAGTATACGGGATCGTATGAGGGATGCCTGGCGGGTGTTACTGGGCAAAAGCAAGGCATACCATTACAAAAGGGACGTTGGAAAGTAGATAAGCAGAATGAAATAATAAGAGAAGATAAAGAAATCAAACGTTTGACAGCATTAGGGCCTTTGAGAAACAAAGTATGAAACTTCCTAGAATGAAACCTGCAGATTTGTTAGTCATAAAGTTGTGGGACTTAACCGGCCATAATAACTGGTTATCTGATGAACAAGCTCAAGCAGTTGAGTGCGCCGAGGTTGTGGTGTGTGGTTGGTTATTAATAAAGATAAAAGGTTCATTCGAATATCTGCTATAGTAGGAAGTGACGGGGAGAAGACAATACTGGTAATTCCTAGAGGCTTCTTAAAATCGATTCGAGTGATTCCTTACGACAGGGTGGATTGAATGGATGATATCAGACTAAGCAAGGCAGATGTCCAACTCCTTAGAAAGCACAAGAAGTGTTCTATGGATTATATACTACGACATTTGTATGCCGCGGAAATGGATTATATACTACGACATTTGGATGACGCGGAAAAGGACCCGGTAGGCTTTGTAGGAAAGTTTATAGAGGGTTTAGTTAATGAAGTACAGATTGAAGAGGGGACAGATATATTGAGTGACCCCTCAGTTTTCATAGGTAAAATATTTCATGGCAACAAAGACAGGAAACAAGTGGAGCACAGCTAAGTGTGGATTGTGCGATCAAGCCCATTATAGATACTCAGGTAAGCTTGATGTTAAGGGTATTGAATATGTAACCTGTGGTCAAACGCGGAAGAGGATGAATGTTACCGGGAAGGATTATGAGAAGACGAGAGCCATTGTTACAGGTAAGACTCAATCCTTTCCTACCGAGTGGGTGAAGGAACAAAGATATGTAGATTATGTTAGTGAGCATCTTGCCGTGTTAGGTGAGCATGACCACCAACTGTTTAAGCAGATATGGAATGGATTGGTTACCCAAGGATGGCGATTGGATAGTGAATCAAAAACATCAGTACGTCTTAGTAAAGATGGTGTTGCGATAAAAGTATTCCGAAATGCAGATAGACCAGAAATGATAATGGTAAGATTTACAGCTCCACCGGAGGAAGAATAATGGATAAAGCGGATAAGTGGTTACTTGCGATTATGTTTAGTAGCTGGGCGTTGATATTAGTTGCAGGATTTACAAATTGGATAATAGATTAGATACTATAACTATAAATTGGTTTGGTGGAAACACTATTTGTTATATAGGTTTATTGGAATCAAGTCTAAGAGATTTGCATTCCGTACAGCAGAGGAAATAGAAGTACTTGAGGAACTTAGTAGAAGATTTGCTGAGGTCATTGACGAGTCATTGATTAAACTGTTAGGTAGGGGTTGGTAGTATGCATAATCAATTCGAAGACTTATTAGATAAAATAAATGAGAGTAGCAGTGTTAAGTCAACAAAGGATATGACGGATAAGGAGTACCGTGATTTTATTAAAAAGCGTACTCGACAAAGTATGGGAGGCAATGTTCCAGATGAAATTATAGATGATGCTATGAAAGCCGCCTGGAAAAGTCCTGAAGGCATGAAACTTGATGCAGAACGCAAAAGGCTAAGAAAGGAGCAAGGAATACGGGGCAATATTATTAGCCAAACTGCAAGAGGAGAAGATGAGGTAACAAAGCAAATAGGTGATTTAAGCCTTCGTTATACAGAAGAAGCAATAGATAAATATATTGCACAGCAAGCAACTACCGAGCTCCCTGTGAAAGAGGAAGAATAATGGATAATCAATTTGAAGACTTACTAGATAAGATGAATGAAGCAGATGAGCCGGCCACCAACCGTGAAGAGGACCTGGCTGATAAGAAACCTAAAAAGGGTATTCTTAAACCTCAGCATACAAAAGCTGAGGAGATAGTTTATAACACAGCGAAGGCCACTGAATCAAAGCACATGGATATTCAATTTGGCTTAATGGTATTGGATGAGTCGGGGGAGGTTGTCCATTTTTGTGGGTATGAAAATGAACCTACAAAAGCTGACAGACGGCATCTTTTTATTGAAATGAAAACCGACCCAGAATTAGGTTTAGTGGGTAGGGATGATTTGAGGATACTACCAGCTACTACAAAAGTGTTGGAACAGTATCGGAGTTTATTTGAAGCAAATATGTTCGTAGCAGATAGGATTGAAAACTTAGAAGCTAAGATTGCCGAGTTGGATAAGATGGCAAAGGGTTGTCGTAAAGGTCAAGAGCAATCCAGTCTTTATGCAAAGATTGATGCTTTAGAGGCGGAGTTAACTAAGGCACGTATTGAAGCTGAGGAATAGCTATTTATGAGGTGATGAAATGACTAATAGTTTACAATATTACCGAGAAGTTAAAGCGGGTGAAGGTTGTTCTAAGTGCGGGAAACCATTAGTTGTTGTCGCAGTAAAAGGTAAAGTATTTGCAGTTTGTTTGAGGTGTACCCATCGGAAGATAACCTTTCGGGACAGGGTGAATAAGTCAAAAAAATGATATCTGTTAAGAGAGAATAGATAAATTACCAAGGAGTGGGAAAATGAAGATAGTACTAAAGAGCATTTTGTTGACAATTACATCAATAGTTGTTGGGCCTTTATAGTAGCATCCATATTAGCAGGTTTAAATAACTCCCAGTTGGAGCAGAAAAATAAAGATTTACAATATAATGTTCGTGCCTGGGAAAAGTATGGGGATCAAATTGATGAAAAGAATGATGAATTGTGCTACGAAATAGGTAGGTTGCAGGAGAAACTTCAGAAGGTTAACGAAGGGCAAGAATCAGAGGTTACGTCCAAGGTAGTTGTGCCCCTTTCCTTCCCTGATTTGGTAGAGGAAGTTGCGGAAGGTGTGGTGCATATTGGTACTGGCGGTTTTCAGGCTTCTGGTTTTGTTATTGGTCCCCGGCTCATTAAAACTGCAAGACATGTAGTTGATGGAGTTACAGATTTTACTATAACCACTAATGGTGGACATGTAATAAAGGCAACGAGAGCTATTTCACATAAAGGTCATGACACTGGATTTATTTATATTGATGACTTGACTTGTGTTAGTGAGAAAGCCGAAGATATTTCTTGTAGGAAAGGTGGTCATGCTGTAAAGCTTCATGTGTTGGAACTCGGCAGGCTAAAAGATTGTAGACTGGGTCAGGAAGTATTTTCTATTGGTAGTACAGCAGGTAGTGAAAACTTTAATGCTGTTGCCAAAGGAAGTATCCAAACGTTGGATCCCGGTATTGGCAGAACGGATGATATGAAAAGTTACGGATGGTCCATTCTATTTGGTATGACTCCAGAAGGTGGGGGTGGCAATAGTGGCTGCCCGGTATTTACAATGGACGGTAAGGTTATAGGTATTTGGGTTGGAAGCAATCAACCTAATTTACACTACGCGGTTCCAGTGGATGTTTTTGTAGATGACATTGACTCGGTTATGTTAATGTTTGTTCAGGGTAAGTACCAAATTGAGAAGCCTAAAGATGATACCTTGGAAATGATGAGGAATCAAGTTATGGAACTTCAACGGCAAATGTCCTATTTGCAACAGGATGGGCGTTTGCAGGAATTGTATGAATGGTATTTGAAGGTGGCAGGCGGTGTAGCGGAGTTACTCACACCATTACCTAGATCATATGCACAGTAACTATGAGTGAGAATTTATAACTTTCTAAGGATCAGAAAGCTTTGCTGCACCCAGTATGAGATTGGCAGATAGATAAAGAGTCCCGAGTGCTGTGGGTAGGGATTAACATTAAGAGAGAAAGAGAAAGAGAAAGAGAAAGATTAAGATGAATAAAGAAGAAGCTAAAAAGATTTTGGATGAGTTGAATGCTGGTGGGCGGAAGTGTGGATATAAAAATGTTGTAGTTAATTCTCATTTTTAGTTGATATAGGATGGTTTATAAAGCAACTGCCACAGGTTGATCCTAATACTATTGTAGTAGATAGGATAGAAAAATATAAACTTATTCTAGAAGCACTGGCAGTTGACGCGGGTGGATTCAATATAGTACCATAGTGTGTATTGAGTTAAGAGAAAGAGAGAGAGAAAGATGAATGTAATTACCTACACCCACCATGGAACAATGGTTAGTGTAAGATCAGATTTACAAGGCAAACATAGAGAATACTGTCTTTGTTTTAGCTGTGAAAAGTTTAATCCAGGAAAGCCGGAAACAAATTGTCCTATTGCAAATTTATTGTATGCAGTATGTCTTGCTCATGGTGTTGTTACCCCAGTTTGGGAATGCCCACAGTTTGTAGAAGTAAAGTTCCCAGAAATTAAGTCTCTTATAAGAGATGTTGTGGCTCATGCAGCAAAGGATACCCGTGAAAAGCACGCTGGATTAGTTCCACCACCAGATATTTTCAAGGAAGAGTTGGTTAAAGAGGAGTGTGGGGTGAAAGATTATATTGAAGAATCTATTAAATATTCTCGGAATATTCCGGGTAAAGAACGTAGTGAAACTGAGGTTACTTTGGATGAGGAAGAATGTTCTGGAGAAGACTGTGGATGTCATGGGGAGAAATCCCCATGAAAAGGTTATATACTTTAGATAAGTTCGGTTGGCCAGTTGAACGAGTAAAGGGAAGATGGTTTTTGAACTTCTTCCGGGTATTGATTCATACTAGAAAAATTACTTTCAAACCACCCGGTCGGGACACATCACTGGCAGGTTATTATAAGCTAGTGGATGGGTTAGGATGTATACCCCTTGAGGATGTTAAGGATATTATACAAGAGTGTTTTGAATACCATTCTACAGGTTTTGTAAAGAATGCCCCAGCAAATACTTTACTTGATTTGCAAATGGTCACCGCAGCAGCTTACGCAAGTCATCCTGATGAAGTTGATGTGTCCCAGAAAGGCTACCAATCGGAACCAAATGCACTAACACGTGAGACGATTGAAAAAATGGAACACGGTGAGGATGTTAAAACAGTTGACACTGTGGAAGAGTTGTTTAAAGATTTAGATGATAAGGATGATTGAAGTCCCATTCAGGGAAACGTCCCACCAGACGCCAACCTGCTAAATTGATTATGATAGTTGGCCACATTCTAAGGTGGAAATTGTGGCTGTCATTATAAAGGAAAGACATGCATCTAGTAGCAGCAAAGATAATCACAGTAGTTTTTATTCCAATTATCATATGGCGGTTATATCTTTGCTACAAAAGGATTAGGGAGAAGATGAATGATGTATAGTAATGGAATAGTTAAGGCAGACGCAGCAGTGAGTTGGTCATCTTTAAGTACCACATTATTGGATACTAAGCCGTCAAGTAGGTATCCAATAACTTTAGAGCGGGCAAGGAATAGGGCATTGCGAGCTTGCAAGAGGGAGAGTGAGAAAAGAAATGAATATTAAAAACATTTGGATAGTTTGTCTTTTGTTAGTAGTTTTACTTACGTCTGGTTGTAGGGTAGCGAGACCCATATTGGATTTTATATTTGCAGATCCAAGTGCTAAGGTTGAGGATAAAGATCCAAAGAGTCCACAAGAACAATTACTTAATGCAGCGAAGGGAACTAATTGGTTGGTAGCTTTTTCTATACTGGGCATAGGGGCGGGTGTATTTGCCTTTGTGAATGGTAGCAAGATTGGTATCCCAGTTGTTGTTGCCTGTGCAGTGTCACTATTTATGGCACTGGCGGTTGCTCGATTTGCTCTGTGGTTAGCAATCTTTGGAATGGTGGGAGCAGTAGCCGCAGTAGCCATTAGTGTTATCATTAAGAATAAGGCATTGAAAGATGTCATTTGCAATGTTCAAGAGATAAAAAAATCTGCAGCTAATGGTGGTACTAAGGAAAGTATTCAAGATAGTATAAAGAAGGTACTTACAAGACAGGCGGATTCAACAAAGGCACTCGTAGCTAAAATCAAAGCAAAACTTTAAGATAGGAGGAAATGATGCATCTAGTACTGATAGGAATGTGTGTAGGTTATATTTTGAATCCAGTGATTAAGATTCTCATTAATAAACTCCGTAAGAAAACAGAGGATATGTAAAAGTTGTTGAGAAGATTGTTAATATTATAATGTTAGATGATGCGTCCGGTACAGTACAGCAAAACTTTAATATGCTCCGAGGGCCAGAGTAGGAGCGGAATTATAATATGTACGAAGATTTGGTTGAAAAACTTGTTGAGGTTGGTGAAGCCGCTGTTTCCACAGAGGCATCTCCTGTAAAGAAACTAATGGCTTACAGCAGGAAGGTACTCAATAATAAGTTGGCCCTTAGTAGTTATCCATGGGAAAAATGGTATAAGTTTTGGATGCTGCCTTCCGGGGATGTTATTCCAGTAGTGGGATCACATGATGCTGTTCTTAGTGCAGCAGGCGTTCGGTATTCCGAGGCCTACAATGGCGGAATAGTAAGAGGTCTTATTGATCCGAACACAGAGAGTTTGAATATAGAGGCAATCAGGCTCTCTTCTCAACAGATTTCAAAGTTAATGCAGTTGTATGTGGAATACAAACCCACCTCGGTGGTTTTGGAGGTAGACAGTTTACCAGATGTTATGTATTCAGATATAAAGTCTGCAGATCACTTAGAATACCTCCTTCAGTATGGTAAAGATGAGGTTGATGAAGCCGCAGTTAAAGTATCTTCTATAGATAAAATGGCTCGTAAATATAAAAATTGTAGTACAAAGTTGGTGAAGTCTAGTTTCTGTCCTTCTGAAGAAGACCAATATAAGTTTTGGTTATTGCCTGATGGTACGATGATTTCAGTTGGGCGCAATACACATACACAGTTGGCGGATAAAGCAAATGCGGACGTAGTAGAGCTGCTACAACAAGGAGCTATACGTGGGTACGTTAGAAAAGGCGAGGATATGGGTGTTCATTGGGAAAACGGACGACCACCCACGCAGCCACAGATGCAAAAGCTTAGAAGTCTTTTTATTGAATACAAGATTGATACATTATGGGTAGAAACGGATACGACTAATTTTGGTCGGGAAGTGTCAAGTACAACGGCACTTGAGTACTTCCTTGAATATGGTGAGAAGGTTCACGAAGCAGTAGATACTAAGTTATCTCCTGAAAAGCAATTTAGGAAATACTATGCAAAGAAGATAAATGGTAAATTGACAAAAAGTACCTGGGGTAGTGAATCTGATTGGTTGAAGTTTTTATTGCTCAGAAATGGTGATTATGTTCCAGTGGTTCATGCTCATTTGGATACTATATTAGATAGTGGCATTACGTTTATTGATTCAAATAGGATGGGTTTGGTTTCCGGCGGTATTCAACTTGGAGCCCGTCAGTTGAATTTACGTGGTGACGTCGGAAGTCTTACGGATGATCAGATTGCCAGGATAAGGCAGTTTTATATAGAATACAAACCGGATATTTTGTTTGTTGATTTTCCTGGTAGACATACGATTGGGTGTTTTCATAAGGATATTGTTTCATCAGAAGATCTTAGTTATGCTTTAGAGTACGGTTTGGATGAATCAATTGACGAGGGTGTTGAGGTTCCTGAGTATTTGTATCATGGTACTTTTAAGCCTTTGTTAGATAAAATAAATTCTGTGGGTTTGAAAATAAGTGGTACGGAAAAGAATTATTCTGATTCAGAAGAGGGTTTCATTTATTTGGCTAAGACTTTTGAGGAGGCGGAAGCTTTTGCAGAAGTTAGTGAGACTGTTCCTGATGAGTGGATAGACCAGATAGTTGTTCTGAAGATAGAAACAGCTCAGTTGGATAAAAGTAAAATAGCAAATGATCTAAATGTGCGGGATACCGAGGTTATGACTTTTACGTATTCTCAGGATATTCCACCTGAGGCATTGCATGTTATGATGCCCAGCAGTGGGGTAGATGAAGACGTCAGCAGTTCTTCAAGCTATCTGGGGGATAAAAGAAGGTGGTTGGATTCATCCAAATGGTGAGTTTGAGGAGATTCCAAACTACCGGGCAGGGCAACATGATCGGGATGCTTATCATAAGGCGCATCCCGGGGTAGAAGTACCTTCAGGGCGCTATTTTTATACGGAATACACCAGTTATTTGAAGCAAGGTCATATTCGGTATATCCAAGCAGCACGTGGATTCAATATTGAGTTAATGCGGAAGCCAACAGAATCCCAGATGAGAACTATTCGAAAGGGTATAAAAGAAGGGACGGGTGATTTTTATTTTTCAGTAAAGTCGTTAAAGACGGGTATGTACGCTGAGGAGGGTTCCTCCTGGGAGGAGTTTAGAAAAGTATACACTAAGTTGCCTTAAGGCAAAAAGATTTACAAGTAGCAAATTATATACCTATTGTACCAGATCACCCGAGGATGGCGGTGTTAGGTAGATTAAATAGGATGTTAAAGTAGAATGAGAGAGAGAAAATAAGTAGGAGATTGAGAGATGGCAAAAAATAATAAACTTCTAATGAAATTGATTAATGCTTCTGGAGGTTGGGAGAATTTTTTATATGAAACACTAAGGGAGTTATGTAAGGATGTGACGGGTCTTTACTCTGTTGATGGGGTAAATAGGGAAGCAGATTTGGTCATACTTGTAGAAGAGGTGATGGAGATTATCGAAGCTTACGAAGAGGTTAGGCTGGGTAAGATAAGTTTAGAGGAGTCATTAGCAAATTTAGAAACACCACCTATGCCAAAGGTACCTGTTTCCTCGGTTCCTGTTGCTCTTAAGGTTCCTGCGGTTCAGCAAGTAGCTCGTCCAATAGCTCAGTTGGCAGTTGAACAACCTAGAAAACGAACAGCTAAGGTGGCAGTGGATCATGAGGCCGGTTGGTGCCAAGGTGAGCTTCCTATACCGGCAGGATATGAGGTGGTGAATAAGGAGAAATTGACTGTTACAACAATGGGTGGAATGTTGTTGGGTCAAGGAAATGAAGATGGTCAAGTTAAAGGTCAGGATGTCTCCGGGCAGATAAGTAACTACGGAAAATATCGATTGGTGTTTAAGGAAACAACAATAGGTTACGGTCTTATAAATTTTGAGATACAACCCATTAAACCTTTACCACCAGCACCACCAAGGTCAATGGTACCAATGATCCATCCCATGATGGCAAGAGTGCAACCCGTGGCAATTGTAGCTCCTGTGATACCTGATGCCACTGTGGCACGTGAGGTACCAGTTGATCCTCATGGATTATTACTTGGAGAGAACTAACAAGCATATTGGATTGGTCCAGGGTGCAGCAGCTAAGATAGAAAAGGCTTATTCAGAAGAGTTTGCTGGGTTGGTTGAGCAGGCAGAGGATCATGATAGTTCCAAGTTAGAGGAGCCAGAGTTGACTCCGTATGTTGCCATAACTTGGAGACACAAGTTAGAAAAGGAAAGTGGTAAGTTTGATCCTATTAAAGGCAAAGGATATCAAACGCCAGGTAAATTGGAAAAGAAAGAGGAGGATGATGCAACGCTTCACCATATTCGGAATGCTAAACATCATCCAGAGCATTGGTTAGATGATAAGACAAAAGCTAACCTCGGTACAAATAGGGATGACTCTATTGAGTGTGTGGATGCCTCAAAGATGCCAGATATGGATGTTGCTGAGATGGTTGCCGATTGGGCCGCAATGGGGGAAGAACTGGGAAATGAAGCAAGGGAGTGGTTCAATAAAGTCAAGGATGTACGTTGGCACTTTTCCAAACATCAGGAGGAGTTGATTGATAGGTTGTTAGGAGTATTTGAGTAATGAACACTGAGGTACCAAAGGGTGTGTTCCCTATAGAGCATGATCATTATGCCCAATTCTGCCACTGTGACAAGTGTTACAAGGAAAGAATGGCCAGATGGCTACGAGAGTCCTTTCCTGCGGGAGGTGGTGTATTACAAGGTAGTATAACCTCAACGTAAAGAGAGAAAGAGAGAGAGTAAGATGACTAATGAAATGCAGACGGAAGTGCAAGAAATTACGTTAGACGAATTAAGAAAAGTTAATTGGAATTATGCAGAAAATACAATTGTAGGTTGTCATCAGAATATCATTCTTAAGATATTTCTTTTTGAGATAGCTAATCCAGGTTGCATTCATCCTTTACTTATTCAGGGGTGCAATGTGGCGGAGGGTTGGATTGAATGTCTTATAGTTGAGCCATACCCAAAAGAATATGATTCATTTACGCCCGCAGAGTTTTTTACTAAAGTACAATTTAAGAGAGATGAAAATGGAGACATTCTGAGGGAGAAGCTATATCAAGAGGTGGTGGTGAATCTTTTGGATGTCTGTGGCAGGGTTGTTTTTACCATCAGTAGAAAGTAAATATTAAAATGGTTATCTAACCAGGTCATAAAATGAAAATTAAAGTTCATTTATTTCGAGTATGGCCGGATGTGATGGGTAGTAGACCTGGTGAAGTACTGCTCGAATGGGGCAGGATGCTGGTTAGGCAGCAACAAGCGGAATTTGCTCGGGATGAAGTCGTTCAATGGAAGATGCGACAAGAGCAGGCTAAAGCAGAAGAGAATCAATAAGTAGGAGAAAAGATGGATATTCAATTGAGAGAGCGGATGGTGAAAGTATTAAGTGAGTTGGTTGCTCGGGATACTTTTAAGATACCCGAGAGTAGTTTTGTGTATATGAAAATGGATGTGGTGGGTTTGACTACTCCACAGGGTGCGGATATGTCTCCAGGTACTAAGGTTGAAATACCAGAAGGAAAAACTCCTGTAGTTTGTTTAGATACAGGCAAGGCTCAATGGTTAAGTTTGAAAGAGAAAGTTGCCGTGGTAGTATTACGTGCAGAAGAGATAAATGAAGTAGAAGGAGAGTAGTATGATAAACCAAATCATCGGCGAAGAATCAGTGTGTCCTAAATGCAAGAATATGTTGAATATAAATATTGATATTGGGGATGGTTTTTTTTATGATATTTGCGGTGGTTGTGGTTTTAAGAGGAAGAAGAAAAAGGACGGTATGGTAGTAGAAGACTTGTGTTTGGCGGATAATATTCGGCACGCAGAAAATAAAAGAGCAGAAGAGGGTAGGGAGTTAGACTAATGACATTTAATCCTTGTGATTTAAAATTGATGGATAGGTTATTTGAGGTGGAGAAATACTTCATTAAAAAAGAATACCTTGGTGTAGTGAAACTTTCAAGGGAATTGTTTGAACAAGGACAATTTGATAAGTGTAGTGAGGAATTGGATAAACTTCCTAGTAGTGGGGACTTATTGGGGTGGCTTATTAAAAAGCTCCAAGGAAAGAGTATAGGTAGGACGCTCAAGAAAATACAAGAAGGGAAAAGCAAGGATAACTTAATTACGGCGAAGGCACTTAGTTCACTCCTAACCCACATTTTCATTGAAGTGGAGAAAGGGAATTCTGAGTATAACATATTAGTTCCAAAAATAATTGAACAATTAAATGAGGCGGTTTACGCTACACTAAAAAGGGGATAAGAATGAGTACGGGTAATGATTCTATGTTTGAAAACTTGGTAGATGAATTTAGTCGGGTAGAGAAGGACGAAAATAAGAATGTTGATGAGCAAGAAGTTAAGGAAGAGAAAGACCTTGCAGGAAAATTTGGCACTTTTGGTTATAGTATTGATGATATAGCTACTGCTACTTATCATTATGATACTGATGAAGAGGCTAAAGCTTCTGCAGTGGAACTTGCTCGGGATATAAATGGAAAAGATTTAGCTTATGTAGAGGTGTGGCAAGCTAATGAAAAGGGTGAATTTGGTCATGTTGAAGGTTCAGAATTGATATGGAAATCAGATGTTGCAGAATCTTGTAAAGATAAAGCCACCAAGAAAGTTACCGATGAATCTCTTTTCGATCAAACAATAGAAGAGTTCCGCAAGGTCGAGGCAGATCCCAATAAGAATGTTGATGATAATGCTCTTCAAGTTATGCCAGCTCAAAGTGTTACTCCTTTTGAGAAGGTATTGGAGAGTTGTCAACAAGTAAAAGAATCAGATAGTGATCTTGCGGATATTGCTCATACTCGATTAGGTTGGGCGGTAGCCCAGCAGTTAGAAAAAATTCTTGAAGATCCTACACCTGAAGGAATTGATGCTGCTGAGTTAAACCCCAATGCAATTAAAATGATTTATGCATTTGTTAAATCTCGAAAAGATGCGGAATCAATTGCTACTGCTGAGGCTATTGAGGCATGGGTCGGAGAAGGCTTAGGTGATCCCAGTGTTCTTGAATCTAAGGTAGCAGAATGTAATGAGGAAGAGGAAGACGTTGATACAGAAATCATGCCTGAGGAAGAAGTTACTGATGAGAAGTGCGGCAAGGAGCATGTGGCAGAAGATACAGTTGAGGAAGAAGCTGAAGTTGAAGAAGGAATAGCTGCTCATTCTGATACAGAAATTTTCATAAGTAAGTCTTCCCTCGGAGACGGCTGGGATGTACAGAAAGTTCGGCCGGGTGGTAGGAGTTCCACCGTGATGTTTACTTTTGATACTTCAACAGAAGCAGAAGAAGCTGGCCAAAAGATTGCTGATGTTATTGGTGGTAATTTCCATGGTGATAAAGATCCAAGGCATAAAGAGGAAATGCCAGAGGATGAAACAGAATATCCTTTAGGTGGAAGGATATTTAGGCCCAGACACACAGATAAGGAAGACGCAGGAGAAATGACGGCGGATGAGTCTGTGTCAGACACTGAGGAGGAAAAGAAATATACTCTGATTATGAAGGATGGAAAGAAACAGGTGGTATTTACCACTTTAGATTCGGCCATAAGTCAAGTTAAAGCTGCGGGAGGGGTGGCTGTTGAAGATGAAACCGGTGGGGTTGCCTGGGGACACCTAACCAGTGAATCTTAAGTTAAGGAAGAAGCAGTCGCAGACATGCACGTAGTTGCTGAAGAATCTTCAGAGGAAGATGATATTTATGTGTTCGAGTCAGACAGCGTATCATACCGAATAGCTTTTACAGGTGATGGTAAGCTCAGTATTACCGCGGATGAAGCCGAGATAGCTACTGGAGATTGGTCAGGAGCAGGAGCAAGTACGGTCGATATGCTTGATCCTACAGAAGTTATTAACTTGATCAGTGCTTTACTACATGAGGGGAATTACAAGGTAAATAATGAGGCGGTTACAGAAGAAGCTGTTGAGGAAGACACGGAAGTTGACGAGGCACAAAATGTGACTGAAAAGGATATTTCCAGGAAGAAACAATGGTTCATTTACATTCCAGAAGAAGGTGATTGGCCAATAAAATATGATGGTGATTCCAAAGAAGAAGCTAAGGCAGTTTATCTTAAGTGGGCTAAGATTGAGAAACTTCCTGCAGGTAGTAGAATTTGGTGGGGAGACATACCTAAGATAGCAAAGAAATAATATGGATAACTGGGTAGTCTATTTAATTCGTTGCCGAGATGATTCCCTCTATTGTGGGGTGACTAACAACCTTGAGAAAAGGATAGCTACGCACAATAGTGGGAAAGGTGCTAAATATACAAGTTCCAGACTGCCCGTGGTTTTGGTGGTAGCAAGTGGATTTATGTCAAGAAGTGCTGCTCTTAAACTAGAATATCAAGTTAAGCAGCAGAGACGAGATTCAAAGATCGCTTATTTGAAATAATTTGGATAAGGAGTATGTAGTGCCCAGTATATCATTTGTCATAAAGGAGGAGGATTACCCCAATTTTGAAAATGCTTTTTTAAAAGAGAATCCAATTCCCATTGATTCAATTTTAACTCCATTGGGGTGGTTAGAAGAATGGGGCAGGCAGCAGTATTTAAAAGCTGTGGAAAGAGGTCAAATAAAAATAGCTCAAGAAAGTGTTGTAGTTAAGTCAGACGTTATAGTATGTTCACTTACCAAATAAGACATGAAACATTACAGAAAATTAGAGTGGGGATATTTCTTGGAATACAGACTAGAATTAATATTCCACCTACACCCGTTGTGGGGGCACAACTTAGTTGGTATTACTGGAAGTACCTTATAAAGTCTGATGATACTGTTGTTAACATTGGATCTAATACTTGGGGGAATATTCCAAGTTGCGCTGGTTTGTATTATTTGACATTGACTGCAGCAAATACAAATAAATTGGGACCATTAGTCCTTTACATTAATGACGCGGCATTGTCTAAACCTGTCTTAATGTATTTTGAAGTAGTGAGTAAGAATGTGTACGATGCCAAGTATGGGGTCACATTATTAAAAGTAGAGCTCGAGGCTCAGAAATTTTAGGGAATTAAAAGATGGACAAACAATTTAAATTAAATGAAGAAATCGAATTTGGTTATCAAGCACCAAATGCAACGACTGGTTTGGTTGATGTTATAGCAGAGATTTACCTTCCGAACAGGACAAAAGATTCCAACTTTCCAGATGTAACAATGGTGGAAGTAGGAGATAGCGGAACTTACAGAGGCATTTTTACTCCTGATGCACTTGGTGTGTGGCAAGTTATAATGCACTTAGCCGGTGGAGATGGTCAAGTAAATAAAGCCTATTCCGTAGGCAATTATAATATGCAGGATGTTGGTGTAGCCGTGGCAGCTGTGCAGTCTGCTATCATTGCTCTTGGTGATGTTGCCACAGATGGTGATGTAACCACGGCACAGGCAATAATTACAGATGCAATTGGTGCTCTTAATAACATTGATGCTGCTGGAGTACAAGTTGCTGCTGCCGCGGCAATAACTGCTGCTGGTTTGGCTACTGCTACAAATGTGTCAGATACACAAAGTGCTCTTGCTATTTTAATTAATGCTTTACCTGATGCTGCTGCCGTACAGGCCGCTGCCGCTGCCGCGATAAGTGCTGCTGGTCTTGCAACTGCTTCGGCTGTTGCTGATGTTAAGACTGTGGTTGACGCAATTGCTCTTTCCGTGGCGTCATTGGATACTCCTCCACAAGCATTTTAGTAGCAATGGTACTGGTAATAATACGAAAGGTGGACAATAATATCTAGGCAAACTTAGAATGGTACTAGATTAATTTGGCATCTTTCGTACATTTGTATATTCGTACAGTAAGAAAGTGGTGTTATCCGTGGCTGAGTTATACTCTCCTGGAGTTCAGAGGATTTTCTACAAAACCTCCGTCAAAGATAATCTGGTAGTAACAGCAGAGTTCCTTGACCCAAGTTTAGTTACAGCCGATCACTATGAGTTTATTAAAGTTCCAGGGACAATCTTCGCCTATTTTGCTGATGTAAATTTTTACACGGAGGGAATATGGATAGGCGTGTTTTATGAAAATGGTGTTGAGAAGACAGTTCAGGCGTACAATACTAAAAAGATTTCTGCCGAGGGAGAGTTTAAATTAGGTCATACAGGTAGGGGTCCTAATATAATTGGGAACTGAGGATGGAAGAATTACGATGACAAAGGAAGAAAGAAAACATTTCCGCGATTGTTGGCTTGAGGCGGAGAATATCGTGACTGTCATAGAGCCGCAGTTTACACCAGAAGAATACTTTAAACGACCTGAGGATTGTGGACCAAATGAGATTAAGTACCTTCTTCAGTTTATAAGACTTCAAGTTAAGATGTTGCTTCATGATAAGGAATCAACTGAACGAGAGAATGTATCTCTTGCTAATTTAGTTGAACACAATCAAG